CAGAAGAACAAACAGAAGAACAAACAGAAGAACAAACAGAAGAACAAACAGAAGGACAAACAGAAGGACAAACAGAAGGACAAACAGAAGGACAAACAGAAGGGCAAGCAGAAGGGCAAGCAGAAGAACAAGTTGAAGAAGATGAAATTAAAAAGGAAATGACTTCAGCAAAGGAATATGAGGAATTGTCAACCAAGAAACTAACAGTTTTACAAATGTTTCAAAATAGTGATTTAGCAGAGCCACCTGAAAATCCTAAATTGATTCAGCAAATCATTAATAATTTAGATTTAATTCCTGGTGATTTAACTTTAGCTAAAGAAATTTCAGGTGATACTGCTAATAAGGTTGGCGCTGTAATTGTACATTTGACCGATAAAGGTATTTTAGCAGAATATGATTTTGTATTAATTGATTGTCCGCCGACTTGGTCAATATTAACTCACTCGAGTCTTTTTGCTTCAGATTATTATATAATACCAAGTAAGGTGGATTTTTACTCTTCGATAGGTATTCAACTTTTAGAAGAGCAAATAAAAACAAAAATAACAAACGACTCTGTATATAAAATGACAGGTAGAACTTTAACTAGATTAGGAGTTATATTTACATTAGTGCATAGAAATATAAAGGCAGAAGAAACGAGAATGAAAAATTTAAAGGAGACTTTCCCAGCAATTGAATTTTTCACAAGTAATCTACCACATATGCCTTCGATTCCAACAAAATTTGTTATGTATAGTGATGCGAAAGCATTTTCAACGTATGAACAATTAGGTAATTCAATAGAAAAGATTGTTGCTGAATTGGAAGAAAAGCTAAAGTAAGGAGGATAAGTATATGCAAGAGAGAACCCTAGAATTAATCAGAAATGATTTAAAAATAATTACATCAAATAAACTCAATACTTCGCAGAGTAAATTATTACTTATTGGAGTTACATATGAAATTTTGCTAAGAAAAGATTTGTTTCCGAAGAATTCAGATCTTAAGAAGTTTGTTCAATTGGTTTTTGTTGAACCAATTGAAGGAGTAAAGCCATTTAAAGAATATTTGTTTGTGTCTAGGACATTATTGAGTTCTAGAATTAGTAAAATTATACTATCTCAATTTAGTTATAATAATGTCATGAAAACAGTAGATAAATTAAATGCAATGCTGCCTCAGCAGAATAATGAGAATAAGTATTCCACAAGAAATACTGAGCAAAGTATGAATGAATGGGTGGAATTTTTAAGGGGTAATGAAGATTGATATTAAAAGATGATTGTAGAGGGCAACTTGAAGTCGTGCTTAAAGGTATTAATTGTGAAGCAGTGAAAGAATACAATATGGTAGGGGTAGAAAAGTGTTTTTCATATTTGTATGCAATTAATTTTTTGTCAAAAAAAATTGTATTAAGAAGTTTTTTTAGCAATACTGCTTACAATGTTTCATATGCATGCTTGATTGAATCATTTAAATTATTACTTGAGAATCATCCTAGAGGATCCGCATTGGTATTGAGAAGTGCATTAGAAAATTTTTTGAAAAGTATTATAGAAACAGCTGGTCAAGGTCAGTACAGAATTCATGAAAAATCGTATTTAGCAAACAAAAATACTATGGATGAAGTGATAGGAAATATTTTTCCAAGTAAATACCAAGAGATGTTTAAAACAACGAATAATCAAATGTATACAGCTTATGGAAAATTGTCAGGTTTATCACATTCATTAACAACAGAAAGTAAGAAAAATTTACTTTTATATTTCTCAGATACAAGTCATTTAAATAAAGAAATCATAGATAATGTATTCGGGAATTTTTTAGCGGTATTAGAATATATATTTTCTAGTTGTCTTTTAATTACTTGGAGTAGTTTAGAGAATTGGGAGAGGGAAGAATTGAAAGAAGTGTTGTTGGTTGTTTTTGGAGGAAAGCGCACAGAGAAAATGTTAATTTTATTTTCGAAAACAGTAGAAGCTCCTCTCGTTTGAGAGGACTTTTTTTAATTACGCTCTTTTGGGGACAACTAAGATGATTTTATGGAGTTATTTTCCGTCTTATATAAGAGTGGTTGTATATGATGAGGTGTTTTTGAAAAGTTTTGTGGAAAATTAACAAATAGGAAGCTGTAAACCCACCCACAACCCCACCCACAACCCCACCCACAACCCCACCCACAACCCCACCCACAATTCACCCACAAAAATAAAAAAAGTGATGCATCACTATGAAACATCACTTTTATAAAACCTTGATAAATCAACTTTTTTGGCATAATTTAAAACTTGATGAATTCAGAGGATATATTTAGAACGCAAGTTCACCAATGGGAACGCGATCAATATATGTCTCTTTACTAAGAGGCTCAAACCCTTGACACACAACGTGTTGAGGGTTTTTTTATTTTGTGGGTAAAACACTTTTATTTGAAAGAAGAGTAATCCACCCACAAAACACCCACAAAAAAATCAAAGTTACCCCAATACATTATTCATATAAGCTTCAAACCCCGAAATAGAATCTTTATTAATTTTGTCGCTAATATGAGAGTAAACGTTAGAAGTTATTTCTATACTCTTATGTCCTAGTCGATCTTGAATGTATTTCATACTTGCACCAGACTCTAATAAAAGAACCGCGTGGGTGTGTCGTAATGAATGTATTTCTAATCTAGGTAGATTTGCTTTCTTTAGTATGCGTGAGAATGCATTGAACAATGTTGACTTCGGTAAGAACTTTCCATCTACTCGTGAAAAGACTAAATCTAATTCATGTTCATATGCATCTTGTAAAACAAGCTTATTAGCATTTTGCCACTTTTTATGTGCCAGCAGTTCATCGACTAATGATTTAGGAATCATGATAGTACGTTTAGAAGTAAATGTTTTTGTATCTCCAAATAATTCTTCTTTTGTTTTAGCTGTAAAATCCAATGTTTTAGAAATAGTTATCGTATGTTCTTTTAAATTTATGTCTTTCCATTGTAAAGCAGCAGCTTCACCTTTACGCATACCAGTATTCAGAAGTGCTTTGAAAAAGATGTAATAAATATAGTTGTATTGATAAGAAATCTTTAAGAAAAGGGGAATGTCTTCACTTCGCATGTATTTTAGCCCTTCTCTTTCTTTATTGTTCTTATTTGAAATAACTACTTCTTCACAAGGATTGTTTTCAATCTTTTTTAAGCTAACAGCCTTTTTCATAGCGTTGTTCATTGTGCCGTGGATAATTTGAACAGTTCGCTTACTGTAACCCTGATCAGTTAGGGAGTTAATGAATTTTTGATACATCATTGGTTTGAGTTCTTTTAGGTTCATGTTTTGAAAGTAGGGGATGATACGCTTTTCGATGTTACGTTCATGCAAGATAAAAGTGTTTTTCCTTACATTGTCTTGCTTAAATAATTTTAACCAGTCTCTAAGGTAATGTTTTAACGAAGTAGGAGTAATCTCAACTTCTAAACCGTTTAATAATTTTTTCTCTTCTTCAGCAGCCGCAAGTTGTGCTTCTTTTTTCGTCTTGAATCCACGTTTTGATTTCTCTTTGTATTTTTGAGTATAAGGGTCTTTAAATCTTACTCGGAATTCCCAAACATCTCCGAATTTTCTGAAGCTAGCCATTATAACATTCCCTCTTTCCTTATAATTGTAAAGTGGCTAGATTACTCATCCAACCACTTCACAGGAGTCTCTTTATAACCCGAAACTTCATATTTTATTTCATCATCTACTGTATAGATTTTTGTAACGATAGGTATCTTTATCATGTCTTCTTGTTTAATGATGGATTTCTTTCGTTTTTCTCGTTCAGCGTTTAAATCAATAATCAAAATGTTTCACCTCCCTTTAGTAAGGCTTATAAAATTCTAACAGTTCAACTGGAATGTCATTTTTGTATGCTATACATGCTTTTGTATCACCAGGTAGAATGGTCTTTTTATCAATTAACAAAAGCGCAGCAAACGTATTTGCTTCTATCTCTAATTTATCAACTGAAAAGAATGTATTCTTACGCAGAAAAGGTGTGTTTGCATGAGTATGTAGGATTGCATGTCCTAATTCATGTGCACAAACAGTTCTTTGCATAGATGGAGACAAATGATTATTAATAACGATGTAGCGATTTCTTTTTTCATATTTATAAAATCCGTTTATTTCTTCGTGTAAATCCCAAGTTAGTACATTTATCTTTAAACAATCTGCAAGCTCATAGGGGTTATTCGTGTTGTGTTTTGTGCAAAGTTGTTGGACTAGATCTCTTATGACGAATTTCAATGTTTTCCCTCCTAAGCTCGCATCAGTTATCGTCAGTACTACGATATTTCTTAGGAACGTATTTTTTATTGATTACTTTAGTTTGTTTCACGATGTACTCCATTGCATCTAATAAAGATTCTACGGCTTCTTCACTCATAGGCTCACCAGAGAACATTAATCCGTCTTCACCCTGAAGATCTCTTTTTATTTCTTCCATTCTTTTTTCGATATCTTTTTCATCTTTAGTGGTTAAATGCATTTGATTTGTTCTTCCAAGTAAGAAATCAGTAGTTACATTAAAGTGATCCGCTACTTTTTGGAGTCTATCGGCTGAGGGATATGCTTTATCCCATTTTCTTATGGTCCCATTGCCGAATTCTAAGTCCTTTTCTAATGCAGATATGGATGTATCATGGTTTTTACACAGATTTTTAATTGTGTTCACTAAGCTCATTCTAATCACCTTCCGTACTTACAGACGAAACAAAATAGACTGTAGACTAAAAATAACGATTGACAATTAGTTTGTAGACTATTATTATTAGGTTGTAAGCTAATTTGTTAGCTAAAAAGAGTATAAAAATTGATTTGAGTTTTAGAAACTAATACTGAGGAAACTGTTTAGTTTTGTATTTGTATACCTTTTTATAATTATAATTTAGCACACAGACTAATTTCGGTCAATAAATCAGCGAAAATATTCGCATTTTGAAAGGTGTGAACATCTAGATGAAATATTCGAGTTTTGGAATTGAGGTTAGAAAAGTATTGTTAGAAAGAGATTTAACACTAACTGTATTAGCTTCTGAGCTAAAAATATCAGTTTCATATTTATCTGACATTTTAAGAGGGTCTAGAAAAGGGAAAAAACAAAAGAAAGCAATTGTTGAATTATTAGGACTAGACATGTGTGAGGAGGATTTAAAGTGACAGAACAAATAATGGTAGTAGATGAAAAAGAAGAATTGTTTGTAAAAGGTGATCAAGAAAGTCTGGTTTTTATTAAAGATAATAAAGTCGTTACAGATAGCTTAACCGTAGCTGAAGTGTTAAAAAAACAACATAAACATGTCTTAAGAGATATTAAGGTCCAGATGGAAAAGTTGGAAAGTGCAGGAGAAGGAGAATTTACTGAGTCCAACTTTGGGCTTAGCTTTTATAAAGATGTTACAGGACGAACTTTACAAAAAATCGACATGACAGAAGATGCCTTCACAATATTAATGTTTTCTTATAACACGATTGAAACGATGAAAATTAAAGTGAGGTTTATTGAAGAATTTAAAAGAATGAGAGCATTCATTGAGAATCAGTCAATTGTCCCTATTGATACATTTGGTCAAATCGAACTATTAGCTACAGGAACTAGTAACTTAAATAAAAGGGTTTCCTCATTAGAGCAGGTAGTTGAAAAGCAATTAACTGTAGATTACGGACAACAAAGAGTAATTGAAAAAACGAAAGCAAAACGGATCTATTTTTTATGGGAGAACGGTCATGTAGATAAAGAAGTACATGATTCTACTCGCAAGCTATTCGGATTATTAGGACGTAACTTGAAAGATGCCTTCAATGTGAATAGTTACCGCGATATTTTGAAGAAGGATTTCGAGGAAGCTTTGAATTTTGTAAATGGTTGGAGACCAATGATTTAAAAGGGTTTAGAAAACGCAAAATTGCGTTCTCAGGATTTCTTTGTAGAGAATATTTACAGATAACAGCTGGAGATCAGTGGTTTAAAAATAAGGAGGGAATAATCATGTTCAATGTTCAAATAGATGAAAATGTTGTGAAGGAATTATGTGTGGAAGAAATTCAAAAAAAGGTTAAAGAGTACGACGCGGAGTTAGCGTTTTGGGATACTAAGGAGCTTAAAAAACGTGTATGTATGTCGTGGAATACAATTCAGGATCAGTTCTTCTTTGATCCACGGTTCCCTAAATTTAAAGTGGGTAAGAAATGGTATTTTCCAGCAAAACAAGTACAAGCATTTTTAGTTGAATGGGCAGAAGAAAGGATGGATTGATGATGTTTACAATTGATTACAACAATGTAAAAGTATCTGATTATCTTAGACTACTAGCCCATTATAAATTACCAAATAAAAAGCAGCGTCGATTAATAGAGAATAGGTTTGTATGTCTAAATGCTCTTTTTAAAAAGGCTGGTGAATCTAGTGGGAATTGAAAATTTAGTGTTACCCGAGGATGCGGAGTTAGCGAAATCCTTACGCAATAAGAAGGAGAACTACATAAAGAATCAATTTTTGTTAACTCGTATTGCAAGTAAGAAAAATGTAGAGGGTAAAACAAAAGAATTCTATGAGACTTGTAAAGAGTATGAGGCATGTGGAGAAAAGGCCAAAGAGTGTGATAAGCAATTAAAGGAATTGATATTTAAAAAGAAAGAAAATGATAGAGTTCAGCTTGTTGTAGAGCGTATGCGAGAGATTGGAATCAAAGATGATGTTATTCAAAAGGTTTTATGTAAATAAAAAGAAACCCATTGCAGTGGGTTCCATTAAAAAACAAAATCGAAATTAGTATATCACGTGGGGCGATTACATGGAAGAGTCAATAGAAAATCAATTACTACAAAAGAAGGTTGAAAAGGCTGTAAGTAGTTTGAAACTTATATCCGCACAGGAAGCAGATACCTGTAGAAAATTAGATATAGATTATGTGATTACCATATTAACTAATAAACCATATGGCAGTATGCCGTTTTAGGAGGATATAAAACTATGAAACTGTACGAATTAACAAGTAACTTCAATCAATTACAGCAAATGATTGAAGACGGAGCAGATCAAGAAGTAATTAACGATACACTTCAATCAATCAGTGAAGCAATTGAAGATAAAGTACAAGGTGCAGCGTTATTGATTCGTAATATTGAAGCGCAAGTTGAAGTGATTAAAGGAGAAGAAAATCGCTTGGCTGAACGCCGTAAATCTTTTGAGAATAGCTGTAAAAATATTAAGGATTATCTATACCAACAGATGGTTGCTGTGGATAAAAGACGTATTAAAGGTGCATTGATAACAGTAGGTATTCAAAAGAATCCAGCAAGTTTAGATATTGCAGAGGATGCAGTTATTCCAACAGAATACATGATTCCGCAGAATCCGAAAGTAGATAAAAAAGCGTTATTATTAGCGATTAAGAATGGTATGAAGTGGGATGGTATTTCATTAAAACAAGGTGAGAGTGTGAGAATACGATGAGTGAAACTAAAAATTACTTTGCAGAATTAGCAGTTATTGATGTCAGTAAACATGTTGAGAAGAAGGGACGTTTTAGTTATCTGAGCTGGTCATGGGCTGTAGATCAGCTTTTAAAAAAATATCCTGATGCCACATGGCAAGTTGTTAGATTTGATGGATTACCTTATATGAAAACAGAAGTCGGGTATTTTGTTGAAGTGGAGGTAACTGTAAATAACATCACACGTTCGCAAATTCATCCTGTATTGGATAACTATAATAAGCCAATCGCAAAACCTACGTCATTCCAAATAAACACCTCGATTCAAAGGTGTCTAGCAAAAGCAATTGCACTACACGGATTAGGTTTATACATCTATTCGGGTGAAGATATTCCACATGATGATGAACCTAAACAAGCAGCTAAGCAACTAGATGTTCCAAAACAGGAGCAAGCTAGACAGGCAGAGGTTGCAAATGAACAAAGAATAAAAGCAATTCATGTGCAAATTAGAGAGTTGTCGGAAGTATATAACATGTCATTTGAAGAAACGAAAAACACTGTAAAACAGTCATTAGGAATTCAATCTTTCAAAGGAATGACAGTGCAACAAGCATCTCAGTTACAAAAAACAATAACATCGTGGTTAAACGAAGCGAAAGAAAAGCAACAGCAAGCACAATAGGTGGGTGACTGAAATGAAAACAATAGTAAGAGATGGTTCAATGCCAATAGCTTTGAATAGAGGTCTAGGTACTCGGTATTTACGTGATAAAAGGTTATCTGAATTACTTAAGCGCTGTCGTCGTTTAGAGAATGAAGGGTTTGATTACTTATTTCCTATTCGAAAGGTGTTAGAAACAGTTAAATATAGAAACGATGAAAATCCTCATCTGTTTAAAGGTTGCCTTGTGATGGATCGTGACCGTGGATTCTATTATGAAGTTGTTATGAGGAAGGTGAAGAGATGAGTAATTTATTAATTCATGAAGAACCATTACTTGTTCTTCCAGGACTGGCAAGCAGAATTGGTTTAAATGAGGCGATATTTCTACAACAAATACATTATTGGCTAAATAGATCTAAGCATTTTTATGATGAAAGAAACTGGGTATATAACAGTGTGGCAGAATGGGTTAAACAATTTCCATTTTGGAGTGAGAATACCATTAGACGTATTGTAAAGAATTTAGAAGATGAACAGCTTCTTGTTATAGGTAATTATAATCGAGCTAAGTTTGATAAGACGAAATGGTATTCCATTAATTATGAAAAACTCCGTTTGTTAGAATCCACAAACGATGTACCCAATTTGGGTAGACGGTCTACCCAAAATGGGCAAATGGATGTACCCAATTTGGGTAAACCAATACCAGAGACTAACACAGAGACTACATCAGAGATTAAAGAATATATAGTCGAGATAGTAAACTATCTCAACGACGTGTGTGGTAGTAGTTATCGTTCAACATCTAAGAAAACACAGTCATTAATTAAAACTAGATTAATAGAAGGATTCACTGTGGATAACTTCAAAACTGTGATTGATACAAAAGCTAAAGAATGGCTAAGAACAGAACAGGCAAAGTATCTAAGACCAGAAACGTTATTTGGTACAAAGTTTGAAGGCTATTTACAACAAGGAAAGGTGGAAGGAAAACGTGGCTCTAGTAAAGGTAACAGATATAGCAAAGACCCTTTCGAAGAAGATGATCTTCCTTTCTGATACATGTGAGGTTTGTAAAAAAGAACGTAAACGTACTGTTAGATACATGAAGATAAATGGTGAAGTAGTTTGCCCGGTATGTAAGTTGGCAGAAGATAATCAAAAGCTAGAAGCGGAAATGAATGTATTTCGAGATGAGAAGGAACAGAGAAAACGGAAAAGTATGTTTTACGATAAGAGCTTGATTAAAGATGAGACAATTAAACTTGCTAGATTCTCAACTTTTAAATCTGACTGTGAAGAGGATGAAAAGAATTACACCCTAGCAAAACGAGCACTTGAGGATTACTTGAATGATGTGAGGTTTAATTTAATTCTAGTTGGAAAAGTGGGTGCTGGTAAAAGTCATCTTGCCTATTCAATTGCTCATGAAATGAATGAGAATAGCACAGGGACGGTTCTTTATGTTTCTGTATCAGAACTATTTGACTATATACGTTCTACGTTCAATGGGCAATCTGAGGAGTCTGAGCATAGCATTGTTAATTTACTAGTTAGTGCAGATTTATTAGTGATTGATGACTTAGGTGCGGAACTAGGTGACATGGATGCTGCGGATCCAAAGGCGACGACATTCGTGAATCGTGTACTGTTTAAGGTCTTTGATGGAAGGCAAGGAAAGAAAACTATCATTACAACAAACCTAACAGGTGAAGCTGTTATGAAAGCTTACGATGAACGTATTACGTCACGTATGTTCAACACATACAGGCATATTGAGTTTAAGTATACAAGAGATAAGCGAAAACGAAAGTTACCTTTTTAAAGGGGAGACAGATTGATATGACCATTACTGTAATTCGTCCTGATGTCCATATTTCAAGCGTTAGTAGTTGGGGAGTGGTATTTACACCATCTCCGACAAACAACGCTGAATGGTCATGTGAAGACTATAAAAATACTACGGGAAAACGGATTGAAGAAATGTTAAAGAAAGCGAAGGGGAAAGAATGAAAACATATACAGGATTTGAAGCGATTGAAAGAATGAAAACGAATTGGATTAAAGAAAAGAATGATTATTTTGCACACACATTAAAAAAGGGTAAACATGAGGTTTTGGGAATTAGTAGTCAGCGTATTGTACCATCTGCAATCGGTATGAACTTCTTTTTTGAAAACGAGTTTGTAGATTATGAAAAGCCATTGAATTTAGACTACGGTGAAATGTTTGTAATGGAAAGTTTAAATGGGAAATGGTATGGGATCTTAAGAGAGGAGACTAAGGACAAATATTACTTAATTATGGGATTAAAAGTTGGTGACTATCGTTTCTATGAAGATGGATGCTCCTTTAAAAAATATCAGGGACGTACATTCCGAAAGGCAACAGATAAAGAGTTAGAAGAATTTGAGCGCTTCATGATGTTTTATAAGAAGAATCGTAAAATGGATGAGTTTAAATTAGGTGACATTTGTGAACGGGAAGATGTCCTATATAAAGTAGTTGTTCAGACTGAAGACAATAAATTTGAGGGTGTTTTAGGTTGTGTAGCAATTAATGAAAAGGATAATCCAGTAAAATACTTTCCAGTGAAAAGTATGGAATTACAATTTTGTGTCGAGGACATGGTGGGGTAATTTTGCATCAACACATCATAGATCAACTGATTGATAGAGGTATTTATAAATCCAAGGACGGGCTTCGAGATTTGTTCGAATGCTCGTTTGAGGAGTTAGTGGAAATGTTGGAGGGAGAAGAGTGAGCTTTAAAAAGGAAATGGCAATCATTTTAGTCGGCTGGCTTTTAATCGGTGTGACTATGTTCTTACTAAAATACAAACTTGGAGTGAACTTATAATGATTCAGTTACACACAATTACATCTGAAGAGAAGAAACAAAACTTTGATATTACGGAACTATTTGAAATGCAAATAGAACTGGATAAACGAATTGGATATAAAGGAAATGACAAAATGGATATGTTGTTTCGTGCATTACTAGTGGAGATCAGTGAAGCATGGAATGAAACTCGAGCATTTAAGATGTGGAGTACAGGATTTGGAGTTCCTAAGAATGGACTATTAGAAGAGTTAATTGATGGTCTCCATTTTCTTATGAACATTGTAATTGAATTAGATAAATGTACATGGAGACATGAGCTCATTCCATCTTTCAGTATGCAATCAATTATGAGAAAAGATACGAGCAATGTAAATATGCTGTTCGAATGGTATATGCAAGATGTGTTGACCGCAAAAAGAGCATGGTGTCAGTACAGAGATTTAACTACAACGATGGGGCATTTGAGAAGAGCGTTTGGCATTTTCTTTCGTATTTGCTATTTGTACGGATTTACGTATGAGGATGTTATTGATTCGTATAAGGAAAAGAATGCGGAAAACTTTGAGAGACAGAATAGCGGATATTAATCAGGTTTAAATTTTATTCAGTTCCTTAACAAAAGTGTTATTTTAATTGGTTCAGCCCCTTGAAGGGCGCTCCAAGGGGCTAAGATTCGAGAACTTTTAAACTCTTGTTTAAGTACATGATAACTCCTTAAGGAGAATCTATGGTATTTTAACACTCAACTGATTATTTTGACAACTATATATTAATAAAAGAAGCCCCAATTATCTGCAGGGCTTCTAAGGGTAAGTGTCAAGTAATGACGTACTCGACTAATTAACCATATCATGAATTTTTTGGTAAAAATACTGGTAAATGTGTCCAAATAGATGAGGTCATTATTTTTAATAAAAATGCTATTTTGCATAAAAAATCTATTAAAGTGGGGGTTAAGTTTATGAGTGATTTATTGGTACTTGGTTTAGAGGAGAATCAAGAGAAGGTTGAAAAAATAGTAAAAAAATTAGAGGAAGCTAGAACAATAGCGAGTGAACTAGCTTCAACTAAAATTTACATTCAAGATACTAGAAAGAAAGACTTAGATAGCTACATTGAAGAATTGAGGGGTGATTTTAAGAAAACTTTTCATCACGAGCCTCAAGGATACTATTTGGTAGCGGAAGGACAGAATGGACGTTGTCAGATATCTTTACCTGAAAAGAAAAAGTTTTTCTAGAAGTAACTATTTCTAGAGTGTTATTACCAATATTTACATCGTCTATCTCATTGAAGTGAAAAAATAAATGTCCCCTTAAGGAAGTATATGGGGGTATATCTATTACAGGTTTTAACCATGTATCATTTATCGGAAATATTAACTTTTGCTCATCCCCACTGAATGATAAGACGCCATTATGTATTTCTTTTCCTGCCTTTGTAGTGACGGAATATTCATCGTTGGGCTTACTATAAGAATTGAAGTTTAACTTATTGTTTAAAGTGAACTCGATAATGGAAATTGGTAGTGCACTTTCGTTGGTAATAATAACGTCTAAAATTGCCCTAAAATCATTGTGCCAATATACATCAGGTGTTTTTGGATCTATCCTATCGGGTTTAAGTATGTGGGCTATCCAATTATCTCTGAGTTGTCTGCACTTAATGCTAGCTCTATTTCTCCGAAAATTAGCAAACGTAATTATAAAAGTTGCTAAGGAGATTAAAAAGGCTGCAATCGGTATTATATTTAATTTCAAAAACTCAATTAGTTGGACTATAGATTCATTATTTATAGCAATCACCTCCTTTCATATCATTATACGATAGAGAGGAGCGTGAAACTATTAACTTGTTAGATGAAATTAGGTACAAGAGTTATAGGTGTTTACAGGATCTAAGATTGTAAAACATAAAAAATAAAGAGTTATAAAATGAAAATTTCATTGTGCCATAAATAAAAAGGCGGTTGTTTTTGCAACCACCTTTCAGTAAAACAAAGCACTTTTTCAGAAATAAAATATGGATGATTCCTGAAAAGGTTATAGGATATAACCCCATTTTTATAATTCAAGTGACGAGCTTAATTTATAAGAAAGGATTAATTACAGTATATAAAAACTTGTCTAACAAGGTTACAAATTCATTAAGAAATGGAGAATTTAAATATGGATGTAAAGCTACTAGCACATACGCAATTATCTGAGGAGTTTGTTAAGTACTTGTCTCATATATCTGGTATTGGAGAGGAAAGGTTTGATCCTACTCATGGGCAAGTGATAGCCTTATCAGCAATCCGTACGTGCTACTCGCCAAATAAACCTAGTAGGATTGTAACTTTAGAGGGAGAGAAGTACTTCAAGGGCAAAGCAACTGATGGAAAAGGTGGGAAAGAAGTAAATCGGCTCATTAGACATATTGTAGGTTCGGGGCATACTTCAACACTAGAGCATCTAACATATACCTTTGCAGTAGAAGGAGTTAGCAGAGCGTTACTCACTCAGTTAACACGTCACCGTGTAGGATTCAGTTACTCAGTCCAGTCTCAAAGATATGTACGTATGGGAAGTGATGATAAGATAGGCGGGTTTGATTATATAGTGCCTGAAACTGTTAAAGCTAAAGGAGAACAAGTAGTTAAAGCTTACAATGAGATGATGTACAAACTACAAAGTGATTATGATCTACTTAGATCATTGGGAATTCCTGCTGAGGATGCTCGCAGTGTACTTCCAAATGCGGCTACAACTAACCTGGTCTTAACAGTCAATTTACGAGGGCTTTTAGACTTCTACAATAAACGTAGAAAAGGGAAAGGTGCTCAAGCTGAAATCGCGGAGTTAGCAGAACAATTAAGGCAAGAAGTTGTAAAAGTTGAAAAGTGGGTAGATGAGTTTTTCGGAGATGGAAAGTAACAGAAACTAAATAAAAATGCTTTTTTATTAGAGTTGAATAGAAAGCGAGGTGGCTATATGAATCTTAGTTTTATAGATCTATTCGCAGGAATCGGGATGTTTCGGATGGGCCTAGAAAAAGCCGGACATAAATGCATTGGTTGGGTTGAGTGGGACAAGGATGCTAGAGCCACTTATGAAGCTATACATGATACGAAGGGAGAATGGACTGAAAATGACATCAGAAATGTTACCGGATCAACCATACCAGCAGCAGATGTATGGTGTGCTGGATTCCCTTGCCAAGACATTTCAAAGAACGGAAGACAAAAAGGATTGGCAGGAGAAAAATCAGGACTCTTCAGAGAGGTTATACGAATCATTAGGGAAGCAGATGAAGTTAAAAAACCCTCACGATTACTCTTTGAAAACGTTGAAAATTTGTTACGAGTTAATAAAGGATGGGACCTTTTCCGTATTCTCTCTAGCTTGGATGAAGTCGGGTATGATGCAGAATGGCAAACTATCACCTCAACCGAGTGCGGAATTCCTCAAAATAGAACGAGACTATTCATTGTCGCACATCTTAGAGGACGAGACACCAGACGAGTATTTAGTTGACCTGGATCGAGTAAAAGATTGTGTAATTGGTATCTGCGAAGGGAAAGTATTTGTTCGTGAAGCTACAAAACAGGGATACAACATTGCATACCACGGTGACACGGTTAATTTAGCTTTTCCTAAATCGAAAACGAGAAGAGGGCGTGTTGGTAAGGGAGTAGCACAAACTCTTCTCACATCTAGAGAACAGGCCATCTTAACGAGTGATGATAAGTTGCGGTGGCTTACTGAAAGAGAATCTTGGCGATTGCAAGGGATACCAGATTCATATTTTGATAAGGCAGCTGCAGTAACATCGAAAAGTCAATTGTATAAGCAAGCTGGTAATGGAGTAACTGTGGACGTAGTATACGAGATAGCAAAAAGGTTATAAAAATTTCATCTTAAAGGAATGGAGATTTATAAATGGGGAAAAGTCAACGAGATAAAGGAATGAGACGTGAAAGAGAATTTGCTAGTTTGATAGGTGGTGCTCGTGTACCTCTCTCTGGTGCGATGGACGGGTACTCAAATGATGTGAAGGGTTTAGGTCTTGAATGGGAAGTAAAAGCAAGGAAAGAGGGATTCAAGACGTTATATAACTGGTTGGAGGATGAACGTGAACAGCCAGATGCACTAGCGATAAAAGCGGATAGAAAACCGTGGTTAGTAGTTATGCCGTTGGATACATTTTTGAAAATGGTGAAGGAGTGAGAGTATGTTGGATATTGCCCTACCTGTTCTTAACAAAGAGCAGACGAAAAAGAATGTGCTTCAAGCTTTGAAAAAGTATCGTTTGTTTTTATTAAATATAGATGAAAGAGATATTGAACGTGTACAAAATGGTAAGGTGATCGGCATGAGTAAAACAGTTTTAGAACGAATCAATTATATCCAAGAAATACGAAAAGGCGTAGAGAAGCTGGATTTTTGGGATAAGCAGCTTATTGAGTTAGCTTATCTAGGGAAAGAGAAGCCTAGTTGGATAAAAATGTGCAGGATATTGAATATGTCTCAGCCAGATTATTATAGGAAGAGAAATAAGGCTCTATGTAATTTGGCATATAAATTAGGAATTGAAGTAGAGGAAATAAATAAAAAAGGTTGTAAATTATAAAATACTTCTAAATATGTATATAAAATAATAAAAAATTATGCAATAATTTCTAGGTGAAAAAATTTCGGGCCATACTGGAAGGGAGTTGTGAATACAAAATGAATAAAAAAATAATCGAAGAATTAATGGAGGAGGTTATCGAAGAAACGAAAGAAGAAATAAAAGAGCAAATAAAAGAAAAAGTAAAAGAAAAAGTTTTAGAGGAAATTAATAAGGAAATTGGTGAAGAGACTACTGAAGAAGAAATTAGAGTGAGTAAATGCAAAAAAATCACTTCAGCAATAATGGCGATTGGATTTTATATACTTATTTCTGTTTTTTATTTACTAGTAATGAAATATGGTTTCTATATTATACGTGATACTGAAATAATTCCGTATTTAGCTAAACTGATAGTTTATCTTATTCTCGTATATGTAATTGCCTATGCTTATTTAAAAGTAGCGCACACATTATATAGATTTAAACAAAATAAAAGTACGTTACTTTTATATGCTTTATTTGAAATTAGTTTAGGTATAGTAACATTAGTTGTTACTGGCTGGGCCTTTTTAGATGAGCCTTCAAATGGAGACATAAAATCTGTAACTTTTCTTGCTTTTTATGGGAGTATGTATGTAATAGTTCGTGGAATGGAGACGGCGAGAAAATATTTTGGTGAAGAGCACGCACCAAAAATTTTATGGATGGATTTATCTAAGGACACCAAAGTTTCTAAATTTTTTGATGAAAGATTAAGGTCAAAATAAAAACAAACGCTTTTTATAGCGTTTGTTTTTATTTTGATTTATCTTTTGGATATATTTCCTGATTCTGCTTCTTCTTTAACCCGGTTCCATTCATCTTTTAAATAGGCTTGAGTAAGTGAAAGTAATTTTGAAGTATTTGTTTCTAAACGTATTCTTAAGGCTTTAGCTTCTTTTTTTGAGTGCTCGTTGATTTTGTGAATAAACTCCGTGAAAACGGTATCCATAATATCATTGATTTCTGTGGAAGTAAGCCCTCGTTTCTTTTTCTTAGCAAGATTAGAACATCTTCTAGCTATCTCCTCCTGTATCTCTGGATTCTTAGGTTCAATAAGTTGCTCCATTCTTTGTTCAGGATCTTTCTCATAAAGTGAAACAGTTAGATATAATTCTTTTATATCACTTACAAACTCATCTACAATTCTAAGTATTTTTTGATCACGTCTATCTCGATAGTTTAAATGTAGTTTGATTTTTGCGGCTAGTCTTACAACATTGTCTATATAATCACTTTTATCTTTTTGTTCGTTAAGAATATTTTTTTCATTGTGATAAGTTACCAAAGTAAGAAATTCTGATATATGTTCACGTAATTGTCCCATCCACTTTACACGTTCAGCTGTTATTGTATCAACAAAAAGAGTTTTTTTATTATTTTTAAGGTTGTACCATAAGGTTAAAAGTCCAATTAACCCAGTAACAATACCTGTAAAAATGGCAGTTATAAATGCTTTATTAATCTCTTTTTTCTCTGTAGCTACCGTGAATCCAATGATAGAATGGGATGGATTTTCAGAAACTTTTGATTGAAAGCCTATAACTCGTTCGTCTGAATGATCTTTTTTAAATTGAGATAGCTCTTTGAAGAATAGGTCGGATTTGTCTGCTTCAGTCATTTCATTTGTATCTTTTGTAAAATTGAATTGGTATAAGCCATCATCAATTTTCACCCATTCCTTAGGTTGATTAGCTTTAGGCTGACCGGAAGTAGATGCTTTTTCAGCAAATGTCATGTTTGGAACAAGAAATAAGAATAATAGCAAGATAAAACCAAAATGGGGTTTTCTCAATATAAACACCTTCTTATGATTAATTTATGTCTTATGATAAATCAAAGTGCGTTTAGAATATAGGCATTTGTTGAAGAGTGAAATTACCTATTAACACTCATGTAATAGACCATATAATAGTGTATCAATAAAATTTAATAATTGCATTATAAAGATACCTGATTTATTTTATAAATTAAGTAAATAGACTTTGTTTTTCTAAAAAACATGTTAAGGAGTAATTCAAATTATGGGACAAGTAGTGAGAGAACTATATTCTCCAAGTAAACAATATAAGGTAGAAATAATAAAACGAAAAGATGGCTTGTATACAACGGAAGTCTATAGGTGGATGGAGGATTGTGGATATGAGTTCTGGAGTTCTATTAATCAAGGGTTTTCTTTGATAGATAGTGAAGAGCATGCGGAAAAGCTAGCTATTGAACAGCTAAGAGTATATAATGGATAGATTTTTATGACCGATTTAGAAGTAGAAAAAGGGAGAAGCTAAGAAATTTTTGAAGGTATTTCTATAATTTGGTATAATTATTCTAATTTTAATATAAGGAGATTTATAAATGCATAATGAATTAGAAAAATTATTTATTAACACGAAACCTTTAGAAGAAATGATAGAGAAAGCAACGATTGTAGTAGACACGAACGTATTATTATCAGCATACCAAACAAAACCGGTTACATTCGAGGCTATATTAAATATTTTAAATGAGCTAGCAAATAAAAAACGCTTAAAGATTCCCTCTTATGTTATACGAGAATTTAACGAGAATAGACCTAAGCGTATAAAAGATATAACTAACGAATTACAGCAATTTATTAATACTGTAGATTCAATTAAGAATACTCAACCACCTAAAAAATTAGATAAGATTTTACCGGCTATTAATGTTTTAGAGGATAATCATGCAGAAAAGGTAGTGAAGTTACAACAAGAATTTAATAATCAATTAAACACCTTAAAGGAAAGTGGTATTGCCTTTAAGGAAGAACTAAATACTCTTGTATTAAAATTAAGTGAATATATGGATCATGATCCTATACTTTTAAAATATGAAGAAATTATTAGAAAGTCTTATTTCGAACCAGAAATCTCTTTAAGTGAGAAAGATTTAGAAGATGAGGGGAAAAAAAGAGTTGAAAGAGAGATTCCCCCTGGTTTTAGAGATAAAGCAAAGAAAGCTAATAGATTTGGTGATTTAATTATTTGGTTACAAATTTGTGAATTGAAAGAAGATGTTATTTTTATTACATTTGACAACAAAGAAGATTGGGTCTACAAAGATAGCAAAGGAAATGTTTTAGGTGCTAGGGTAGAGCTAGTTCAAGAATTTTATGAAAAGAGTGATGGCAAAACACTTAAAATATTGCACCCAGGGAAATTTGTTGAATTATATACTGATGGGAACGTAGATTCTGAGGTGAAAGTAGATTTAAAAGAGATTGAAAAGATAAAAAAATCAGTCAAAGAAATTTTCCGAAACAATGTGGATGAGAAAGAACGATTAATCCAGAGTATTGAAAAAACATCTGGGAAATGTGAAGAAATGTTAGCGGTTTTTGAACAGAAAATGTATGAGAGCAGTTTTGAAGAATTTGAAGTGGATTATTATGCACTATCTTATGGAATTGGAGATCATCCAGAAAATTTAAGTATAGTAGAATTGAAAAAACTTGATAAGGAATTCAGAGAACTATATATATCTATGTATAGAGAATTATTAGAGATTGAATACCAGACGGTTTAGTGACAAAAATATTTAATGATTATTCATTCTTTTAGATGTTTTTTTACTAAACAATTATGGGGCTTTAGAAGCCAGGGAGTCTAATGACTCTCTTTTTTTATTATGATTAAGTAAGTTGTTGTATGAAGAATTAAGTGAAGCCTTTGTTGAATTATATCTATATAAAATTAATTAAAAATTTGACATGTAATTTTCAAGAGGAGAGAAATATGAAAGAGGAATTTATTTTTGAAGAAATAGATAAAAAATAGATAAAAAATATTATGGATATCCATGTATTATAAAAGTGTCATAAGAACTGCCACGGAAATGGTACTGTATGTTGTTTCTTGATTTATCTAAATTTCTCGGGCTAGGGCAATTAATTATAGTTTACTCACGAATAAACGTAAGTAAGGGTCCGACCAACGGGGGAGAGGGTTACACCTCTCTTTGAGCCGAGGATGTTCCTTCCGAATGTCCAATTGCTAATCATACTTTCCTCGGTTCAAAGAGGCGTGGGGCACCTCAACACTTTATTTCTCTCTTGAACTTTACCAAACTAATTAGAAGTATCAGCTACACTTACCGATTTGTGTCTATGAGGAACGGTTTTCCGTTTCTCTGACTGTATAAGTAATAAGTTACTTGTGTAGTGAGAGAAGCGTAGAAATTAAATATGAAAGTAATAAAAGAACACTGTTATGTAGAGAAGTACAGTCTATATACGGTGTTCTTTTTTGTTTATAAGGAGGGATAGGTCATGCAGGACTTGATTAAGCAATATAACACGACTTTAAGACAATTGAGAGAGGCACAAAAGGATGCTAAAGAGGAAGATATAAAGATTCTAACTGATATGATTAGCGACATTTCTTATTCCTTAGAATGGATGAAAAAGGCGAGAAGACCAGGAAATCGTAGAGGGATTGAAAGATTAGCTGCATATCAACGTGAAAGAACATGCGATCCGCTTTTAATGCAAAGATATTTTCGTAGTATGGATGATAATTTATATGAGTGGGACAATCGTCAGCAAGAGCATGCAATTGGTGAATGGGATAAAATTAGGATAGAAGATGCTTTATCATTGTTAACGGAGCGGGAGAAAGAAGTGTATCTAATGTCTCGAGGATATTGTTTAACATTTAGAGAAATTGCTAGATATTTAGACATTACGTGTAGTACAGTACAATCTATGATAGAACGTGCTGAAAAGAAAATAGCAAGACAGGTAAATGAGAGCCTCTTCTGCAATTGCGGATGAGGTTCTTATTTTTGTGGTATTTATTAAAGTAAATGGTTATCTTTGAGAAATTAAGGTAAAATATAGTTTGTGAATTGTACGGCATATTTGTTTGGCTAAGGAAGTGAAAATATGATTAAGGATGCAATTGATTTTATTTTATCCGAGGTGGATATACCAGCGCTAAACCATCCTGATATTAATAAGGAGATTAAGAATAAGGTTAGAAGTACCATGAACAGAATTAATTCTTTTAAGAAAATAGGAGATTTGAAAATTTATATGGATAGATTTTCAGATTCGCCTGATTATGGAAAAGATTTAGTTTATAAATCTCTAAAGAGTAGAGGGTTAAAAACGTATGAAGATTTATATTCTGAGTTCGAAGAGAAATTTCAACATCATCTAAATGATGTAACAGTATTAAGTGATTTTGTTATTGGAAAGACATATACATCGTGGGACATCTCTAATTTTGCTAGGGATTATGCTATTAGAAAAGGTATCTATTTAATAGGAAAATCCCCTAAATTAAGCGCTATTTTTATTAAAGTTACTTTAGAAGATGGGAAATATGCAAATGAGTGGTTAGTAGAAAAAGAAGTTTTAAAATATTATTTTAAAAATAGAGCCAATAAATTCAAATTAGAGTACCAAGATAACTCTGCTATTTATAGTACTAAAGACACAAATGTACCAATCTATGTATTTATTAAAGAAGACACGAAATGTGTATTACATGGTGTATTCAAATACGTAAAACATGTTGAAGAAGAGGATGGATCTAAGTGGTTTGAATTGAGAAAAATTGACCATTATAGAACTTTACATAACCTTACTAATAATGAATATGAGAGTGATCTAGAAATAAGAGTAGAGAAATCTCGAAATATTGATAGTTCTAAACGTAAAAATCGATTAGAACAAGCGGAAAAAATACCTGAAGTGGTTGAAGTGGTTACTACTCAATATAAACGAAATCCAGATGTGATTGCTGAAATACTAGAGAGAGCTAATGGATATTGTGAAGAATGTGGACAAGAGGCGCCTTTTAAACGTGCTAAGGACGGTACACCATATTTAGAGGTGCATCATATAGTTCCGCTATCTGAAGGTGGAGAGGACACTGTGGAAAATGCAACAGCGCTATGTCCTAATTGTCATAGAAAAGCTCATTTTGGATAATGGTTAAAAGTAGGTTAAAGAGGATGTACTAGTCTATTAGATTAAATGCTATATTTTTAAGTTATTTTGTTGAGAAGGGGAGAAATTTTAATGATTGAAATAGATAGTCAGAGTAAGGAAGAATGGATTGAAAAAAAAGATGGGGAATTATTTATAGCAAACGAACTATTCCATAGACATTCAGATTTATTCTTGAATAAGCATATTCAATTGGAAAATGATATTAAACTTTGTATTGAAAGTAAGCTAAGCGGATTAGAATTTAAAGTTTCTGAAAAGGAAGAGAAGTATTTTAAACGAGTAAGTGCAGGTTCTTTAAACAAAGCATTAAAAAATAGCTTAAAAACTATTGTGAATATGAAGTTTGAAGTTGAATGTAAAGAGGGTGTATTGTATGACTCCCCTAAAACTGGAGGGTTCGACTTTGCTTTATTTGATAGTGAATACAATATAAAAAACTTTAGAAACTTATGCTTTGGCAGAAGAGCGATGCATAGAGGAGAGAATGAATGGAATAGACAGTTGAAGAGAAACAAAGAGTGGAAGGAGATTGTTGAACAGAATCAAGTACCTACTACCCAATTTCAAGGTGAAGATATAATGGTACCTAAACAAAGTCCAACAGTAGTTGGTGAAGTTCAATTTGGGAATTGGGGCTTAGGTTTTTATGATATGTTTAAAGTTCTTCATTTAGAAGAATCAATGGAAGTAGATCTTTTAATATATATTACAGCAACGGGAAATTTAGAAGAGTATTTAAGTAGTGGTATAGTAACTTTTGATAAAATGAAACAGACACTAGAGCAATATGGTAGTGTTGTGAAAGTACCTATTTGGTTAATAGGGATAGATATGAAGGATTAATTGATAATAGTTTTACATAAGAATTTCGTATGTTTTATATTAACCTTTCAGAATTTATATAAGACATATGAGTTCTGAAGGGTTAATATAAACATAAAAATTGTCTAGAAATATATAATGCATATTAAAAAATCATTAGCTTTTATTAAGGCGCTTTCGCATCCAATTTAATTTTTCTTGTATATTTTCAGCCTTTTTAAGGTCTTTCTCACTGAGATTAGGTATATTTGAAGCTATTTCGTTTAGGTCATTTATTATTCTATTCTCTAATTGTGGGAAACTATTTGCTGAAAAAGTAGCTGATGTAAAATCAATAAATTGATAATTATCAAAATCTGGATCTGTTTGAATGCATGCTAAATAATTAACAGAATATTCATTTTCATCTTTATTGCTATATTCACGTGCTTTTTCTATGTAATTTGAATCAAGAATTATTCTTGGCATCTTTGCAACTTCACTTTCTAAACGATAAGCTTCATTCATCGCGGGTCCAAATACAATTCTATCATCATGATATAGTTTCCCAAAAGTGATTCCTCCACGAATTAAATAACCACTTGTTGCTATAGCACTTGCAAGAGACCAAGTATTAATTAAAAGTGCATACATGCAATCAATAGGATAAGAAATAACGACGCTATCGGAAAAGATAGTTACACGTCTATCATCTGAAGGATTAATTGTAGTTTTTTCTTTTAATGGTAATTTTTCGAAATACCCTTCAAATTTTTCTTTATAATCTTGTGGCATGGATGCATATTTTTTCTCGACTTTTTCAATGTCTTGAGGATGTAATACCAAACGTGCTTCATCTTCGCTTGTAGTAGTTGCATAATTAACGATATTGTTGAGTGTTTCTAATAATTCTTGAAATTCTGTGTCTGAATTCACGGTTTTTTCCACAATGTTACTAAAACCTAGAAAATCTAAGAATACAATTGCTCTGTCTTCATATTTATTTTTGTTTTGATGGGTATTTTCCAACATGGTTCCTCCTTCATAATAGTACAATATTTAACTTGAAAATGTGGTTGCATAATACTTTTGAGTGTAATCTACTTAGGCACTTCCATAACAATTGGCTTAGTAGAAAGTATAATCATTTTATTTTAGAGTTGTATTGGATAGAAAACTGAATTTAATGATTATTCTTCACTCATTATAGTACTTTATAAATTTAAATTTGTATATCTGTTTTTTATAATGTGAATAAATGTTCTTGTATAATCAAAAAAGAGAATAGATATCTTGTAGAGGGAGTCTATAGGATTAAGAATAATATAATGTATTTTAATTAAATATCTAATAATACGAGGTGAAGAGTATGCATGTAATTTTGCAACCGAGAGGGAAAGATGAAACAAATTATAATCGTACAATGCGTAAAGGGGTATATCTTAGTGAAATTCAATCATTTTTTACAGTGAAAGAATTTGAGGAGTTATCTCAAGCTTATGGAAATAGAAAGGTTTATATTTGGGGGATAAAACGTGGGAATAATGGCAGAAATATTACCTTTTGGCAAAGGATAGAGAGAGGAGATATAGCGCTTTTTTATAATGAGTTGCAATTTTTTTCTTCAGCAACTGTTACATATAAGGTACATAATTCACAATTAGCAAGGCATCTTTGGGGAGAAACAACGGGGGGAATTTATGAATACTTGTATTTTTTAGATGAAATAAAGTATCAACAGATACCAGTAAGTATTATTAATGATTTACTAAAATATAAATCTAAAGAACAACACTTACCAGGTGTTAGGGTGTTAAGTGAAGAGAAAAGTAGTATATTAATAAATACTTTTGATTTTTATAGCTCTACACATTTACCTGTTACTACGAAGGAAGAAGTTCAAGAAAGCTTGCAAATTAATATAAATGAGTTAGAGCAAAACGCCTCTTTGGAACGTGAGGTTAAAGGAAGGGCTAGAAAAGAGCAGAATAAAATACGAGGGTATTTATTTGGCAATCAAAGAATATGCAATTGTGGAATTTGTGGTGAAGAATACCCAGTAGACTTACTTGTAGCTGCTCATATTAAAAAGAGAGCGCACTGTACTAAAATAGAAAAAATAGATATAGAATATATTGCCATGCCGATGTGTAAATTTGGGTGTGACGATTTATTTGAAAAGGGGTACATTAGTGTCCGAAAGGGAAAAGTAATTAGTTTAGTGGATACAGAATATTTACCGAAAACGGTAAAAGATTATATTGAAAATATTGAAGGAAAGGTTTGTGATAATTGGAATGAAAGGAATGATAAATACTTCGAATGGCATGTAAGGCATCATATGAAAGAATTATAAGACTATATGTTTAATAGAACATTAAAGGGTATATTTTAAAAATATTGATCGGAGAAATAAAGTGAATACTTTTTTTAAAAGAAAAAAGTATTCAGAGAATGGTGGTATTAATCCGCTCGATACTAAGAGTATCAAGTGAGAAGCGATAAATAGTGTTTAAGTAGAAAAAGCATCTGCATAAGATGCTTTTAAATTTGGAAAAAAACACAAAATATATTTAATGAAAATCCTACTTCTAGTAAGAAAGAATTATTAAAAAATGTTGAAAATAACGCCTATACCTATTTACTTAAGTTAACAGATATGATATAATAAATATAGAAAGAACGAAAGGGGGGAAACAAATTGGCAAAGTTAGCACTGATACTAGGAATGATACTTACAGCACTAACAATCATCGAAAAAGTCCTAGTCATCCACGAAAAAGTAAAAAAGCTCAAAACCAAACGAAAACGCCCAGCCAGACGTAAACGAAAATGATTTTGAGCGGAAGAGAGAAGCCCATCTTCTCTCTTCTATACACATTATAACAACTTGCCAATTTGTAAACAATATGAAGAAAACAAGTAATTCATCGAACATCTTACTTATTTTCGTTACACTGTTTTATTTTGCGTATTTTCGAGATTCAGTCGAAGCGAGTATTTTTAAAACTGCTTTGGATATCGTGTTAATCATTCTTTTAGTCCTTTATATAATAAATACGTCATTACGACTTTATGGGATTTTTAAAGAAAAAAGAGGTGAATAAAGTGTACAAGTTTGAAGATAAAGAGCAACTGCTTTCTTTTTTACATGATGAGGTATTAACGACACCAGAGGTAATGGATGTTTTAGGGATTAGTAAAGCGAGAATTAGTAAAATGATTAAAGATGGTAAACTTGTGCCATTTAAGAAGATGGAACGAGTGAGTTTATTTCTGCGTGAAGACATTGAAGAGAAGAAGAAAGAATTAGAAGTCTTGCGTAGTAAATATAGACCATATGAAGAGGAATAGCCGTTTCTATTGAGCGGTTATTTCTTTTTTTAGGTAAAGAAAAAAGAGATGAAGAAAACTCATCTCTTTTAGATATTTTTATTTTCGGTAACACCTAAATGTTTCTTTAATGCATCTTGTAACACTTGTGAGTAGTTTACATTATTAGCTTTTCCCATTTTATCAAGCCAATGAGGAATAGTTAATGTTTTCTTTACTGCTTTATTTTCAATCTCACTACGGAATGGTGGCATCCATACTTCCATTAAGCCAATAACTTGATTGTCTTTAGTTTGGATAGAAGCTGGATTAGATACAGGCGGAATAGTACCTTTATTTTCTTCTATTTCGTATAGATGAGTTGCTAATGTCTTTTTAGCCATTTCAAAAGCATCCTCATAGTTATTGCCATTAGCATGACAATCTGCTAAGTCAGGAAATGTAACAGTAACCTGCTCATTAGAGAAATCAAAAATAGATGGGTAGATGTAGCGGTCTTGATAAGTGCTCATTTGCTTTTCCTCCTGCTAAATATAGTGTAATGGATTTACTTCTTAAATTTCTTGATAATTGAAATGGTAAAGACCAGAATCCATAAAATAATAACTATTAAGTAGATAGTGTCTAACATTTGTAAATTAGAAAAGTCGGTAACAATAAAGAAACGAATTGTTAAAAACAAACAAATAGTATTTAAAATCAATGAAGTTTTTGACATATTGATATGGGAGATGTTAATATTTTTTTGAGAAACCCAACCAGTTGGTTGGGCTTCTTGTTAGCTTACTTGCGTTTTCTTCGCTTAGGTTTTCTGCTTGGTCGGCTGGAGCCTTTGCGTTGAGGACGCTTATTTTTTTCTTCTTTGATTTCTTTGAGAAGTATGTATATCGCTAAGATGAAAGAAGAAATCCCGCTTACTTTGTCTAAAATATCTAGAATGTCCATCTCCCTTATTCCCTCCTTTCTATACTCTTATTATAACACGTATTATAATACGTATCAATAGTTTTTTGATATTTATTAGCAATTTTTAGTATTAAATATATTAATTTCAAGGATTTTTTTATTGATTGAATTTAATTACAGTAATATAATGATTTATAAATTTATAGGAGGTATGGTGCGATGGATATAAATAATAATAAGATTGGAAAATATCTTGATGGGAAAATAAGAGAATATTTCAATGTTAAGTACAAACAACTAACTGTTAAACAATGCTCGGAATTTATTAATAAGCTAGAAGAGGGACATACAGAAGAAGACTTAGAGTCAATGAGTGTTATTTTGGAAGGAGAAGTAGAACAAAGTAAGTTATTTGGTCCAACTCAAACATTCTACAACTCTTTTATTACAATTCTAGTGGGTACGTTTATAGCGCTATTTACTTGTTTTTCTGGTTTTTCTTTAAATGCTGCAATGCTTTTTCTTAAAGGAAACGAGATAAGTGATATAAATCAAAAGGCAGATAGTTTAGCATTTACATTTAATACAGTCTTTGCAAGTGGAGCGATTGTTTTCTTAATATTAATGGTCGTACTCGGTTTTGTAGGAATTGCTGTACAGAATTATAGAAATAATTTTGGAAGGTTTCATTTTTATAAGCAAATTATTGATAAGTGTATTGAAAAAAAGGAAACTGAGGAAAAAGAAAAAGAGGAACAAGAAAGAGCAAATAAAAATAAGTTAGCTTCTAGTAGAAAAGGCTCATCGAGATATCGTTAATATAATTAAAAAGTAAAAATAAAAAGCTTTAAACCATATAGTTTTTGTCGTACAAAAGCCACCTAATAATAGATAGGGATTAAAGACAATTATGTTATATAAAACTTCATTTACCGTATTGGGTTTCATATAACTTTATATAAAAGATAACCGCTCAACATTGAGCGGTTATTTGTTTTGAGGTGGATGCATGGCAAAGGAATATGCAAAGAGGTTTTATAAATCCACAGCATGGAAGAAGTGTAGGGATTCATATTTTAAATTTAGATATGGATTGTGTGAGCGATGTAAAGGGACAGGGAAGATTGTTCATCATAAGGATTACATAACACCAGAGAATATAAATAACCCAGAGATTACATTGAGCTTTCATAACTTAGAACTTTTATGTCAGGATTGCCACAACCGTGAACATCATGAGAAGAATAGTCCAGTTGTTGAGGGAGTAATGTTTGATGAGCATGGGGATTTAATAAAAAAAGAATAAAAATCAAAATGAAAAATGAACGCTGATATTTCCAAAGAAATAAAAACCCCCCTCTGTCTCAAAATCATTTTCGAGTTCTCGAAGGACCGATGAGGTACCTTCACGTAATACACAGGTCATTTCGCGTGACCCCCCTACCCAAAATGCAGAAGAGATGAGGTGTTATTTATGGCGATAAAGAAAGAATTAACAAAAGAAGAACGGGTTAATAAAGAGATAACCAGACTTAAACGGATATATAAAGAAATGCCAAAAGATACCCTCTTGGTAGTAGAGGGGCTAATTGTTGAAGCGGCAGATTTGCGTGTTCGACTAGAAGATGTACGTAAAGATCTCGATGAAAATGGTTATGATGAAATGTTCTCGCAATCAGAGAATCAAGAGCCATATGAAAGGGAAAGACCAGCAGCAAGAAGATATATAGCTATGAATAAAAGTTATCAAACGATTATGAAGCAGTTGGGTGATTACATACCTAAAAAACCGATTGAAAGTAAGGAGAAGGATGATGGGTTTGATGACTTCGTGATGAATAAATGAGGATACAATATCCTTTGTCTTATAACCCCATCATTGAATATTACAGCCTTATTGAATCAGGAAAAGAAATTGTTAGTGAAAAAGTCCGTAGAATATATAAGAAATTAGTAAGTGATATTGGTGATAAAGAAAGTATATATGAATACGACTCAAAGAAAGCGAACCATGCCATTGAGTTCATCGAAAACTTTTGTAAGCACTCAAAGGGAAAATGGGGCGGAAAACCAATTGTTTTAGAAGTATGGCAAAAGGCATTTATTGCAGCAGCCTTTGGCTTTGTACATGGAATAGATGGCACAAGAAAATACAGGGAAGTATTACTTGTAGTTGCTCGTAAAAACGGAAAATCTACTGTTGGTTCAGGGATTGGATTGTATTTGCAAATAGCAGATGGGGAACCAGGTTCAGAAGTTTATGCGGTAGCAACTAAGAAAGACCAAGCGAAATTAGTTTGGTTAGAATCAAAGCGAATGGTAAAGAAGTCACCAGCACTATTAAAGCGTATTAAACCATTGGTATCTGAAATGGTTTCTGAATGGAATGATAGTACATTTAAACCACTTGGTTCTGATAGTGAAACTTTAGATGGACTTAACGTACATGGTGCTATGATGGATGAAATTCATGCTTGGAAAGACAAAAATTTATATGATGTTATTGTAGATGGTACTTCTTCACGAGAACAGCCAATGATATTTATGATTACAACAGCAGGAACTGTCCGAGAGTCAGTGTATGATATGAAGTATGAAGAAGCAGAAATGTTGTTAAATGGACTTGATGATCCGGATGGATATAAAGACGATCGTTTTTTACCCATAATCTATGAGTTGGATAAACGAGAGGAATGGACTGACCCATCAAAGTGGCAGAAAGCCAATCCTGGGCTTGGCACGATAAAAAAGATAGACCAACTTGAAACAAAGGTAAACAAGGCAAAAGCTAATTCTTTGCTAGTAAAAAACTTACTAACAAAAGATTTTAATATAAGAGAAACATCAACAGAAGCATGGCTGACTTTTGAACAACTAAATAATTCTGATACTTTCGATATAGAAAAGTTAAAACCTTCCTATGGAATTGGTGGTTGCGATTTATCTTCAACTACCGATTTAACAGCAGCGAAGGTTATTTTTATGGTTCCAGAGGACCCGCATATTTATGTGAAGCAGATGTATTGGCTTCCTGAAGATTTATTGGAGCAGCGAAGTAAAGAAGATAAAATTCCATATAATTTATGGCACGAGCAAGGAATATTAAGAACAACTCCGGGAAATTCCGTTCATTATAAATTTGTCACGAAATGGTTCTTAGAAATACGAGATGAATATGGCATTTATCTCCCTTGGATTGGCTATGATAAATGGTCAGCGAATTACTGGGTTGAGGACATGCAAGGGTATTTCGGGAAGGAAGCGATGATTCCTATCGCACAAGGTAAACAGACCCTTTCTAGCCCGATGAAACTTTTAGGGGCTGACTTAGAATCTAAGCTAATAAACTATAATAACCACACGATTGACAAGTGGTGTCTTTCCAACACAGCCATAGATGTTGATAAAAATTTAAATATACAACCAAATAAAACAAAGAACCAACGACGTCGTATTGATGGCACAGCAGCGCTTTTAAATGCATATGTAGTTCTTCAAGAAAAACGAAATGACTACCTCAATATGATTTAAGAAGGAGGTGAGAATTTGGGGTTGTTTGATAAGATATTTGGAAAGAAACAGGCTCCTACTACAACTCGTTTTGAAATGATAAACGATAATGGTGGAGGTTTTTTTGCGTGGAATGGGGACATCTATCAAAGTGACATTATACGAGCTTGTATACGTCCTAAAGCAAAAGCAGTCGGTAAGCTGATAGCCAAGCATATACGAGATAACTCTACTGAATTTAAGGTGAATCCAGATTCCTATATGCGATTTTTACTGGAAGAGCCTAATCCATTGATGACAGGACAAATGTTTCAAGAGAAAATGGCTGTTCAATTAGAGTTGAATCATAATGCATTCGCTTATATTAAGCGTGATGATTTTGGTTATCCTATTGAGATTTATCCTATTCCATGTACAACAGTTGAAGTTGTAGAAGGTGCACAGGGAGACATCTTTTTAAAGTTTTATTTTAAAAATGGTAAGCAGATGACGATTCCGTATACAGATATCATTCATTTGCGTAAAGATTTTAATGATAATGACTTTTTTGGAGAACATCCTGGTAATGCATTAGCGCAGTTAATGGAGATTGTTACAACTACTGATCAAGGTATTGTTAAAGCAATTAAAAATAGTGCGGTAGTAAAGTGGATTCTTAAGTTTAAATCAGTACTAAAGCAAGAAGATATTGATAGTCAGGTCAAAAACTTTGTGAATAACTATTTGAATATCTCAAATGATGGTGGAGCAGCTTCTTCTGATCCGCGATATGATTTAGAACAAGTAAAACCTGAAGCGTTTGTACCAGATTCAAAGCAGATGCAAGAAACCGTACAACGTATTTATAATTTCTTTAATACAAACGAAAAGATTATCCAAAGTAAATACAACGAGGATGAATGGACAGCTTATTATGAATCAGAAATTGAGCCATTTGCAATGCAGCTTGCTGGGGAATATACCAGGAAGCTTTTTTCGCGTCGAGAAAGGGGATTTGGTAACAAGATTATCTTTGAATCCTCTTCACTTCAATACGCTTCTTTAAGTACAAAGATGGACTTAGTTCAAATGGTTGATAGAGGAGCTATGACACCAAATGAATGGCGTTCAATTCTTTCACTTGGACCAATTGAAGGTGGATCTAAGCCGATTAGAAGATTAGATACAGCTTTAGTTAAAGAAGGAAATGTCACTGATGAAGGAGGTGATGACAATGAACAAGACGGAAAAGAGGGAACTATTGAGTAGTGCTCTTGAAATTAGGGAATTAGAAAATGGCCTTCGGACAATTTCTGGTTATGCAGTTAAATGGGAAATGAAATCTGTAACAATGGGCTATTGGCAACGATTTAAAGAGCAGTTTAAAAAAGGAGCTTTCACAGAGTCCTTGACTCAAGATGATCAATTAGCTTTATGGAGCCACGACACATCACAAGTGTTAGGAAGAACTAAAAATGGTACTCTTCGTTTATTTGAAGATGAGATTGGACTAAGGTTTGAACTAGACTTAGCCAATACAACACTCGGAAATGACACATACGAGACGATTAAACGCGGTGATGTAGATGGTGTTTCCTTTGGCTTCCAAATGGTCAAAGAAGAATGGGATGAATCAGATCCGGACAATGTAGTTCGTAGTGTAACAAAGGCTAAGTTACTAGAGATTAGTCCAGTAGCTTTCCCGGCTTATCCTGATTCGCAAGTTTCAGCTAGAAGTCATGACCCATATAAACAATTTGTGAAGGAACGCAATCAAAAAGAATTACGTAAAAAACTAATTTTAAAAACATATTTATAAGGGAGAGATTCATTTGAAAACATTACAAGAAATTTTAACTAGAAAATCAGAAATTCGCTCAATGTTACAAAGCGATAAGGAAGTAGATTTAACAGCATTAGAAACAGAATTACGAGATCTTGAAGAAACACAAAAACAAATTGAAACACGACAAAGATTATTAAAAGAAGCAGAGGAGATTAATAATAATCAAATGCCTGAAGTGCGTACAGTTGAAACATTTAACAATGAACCTCAGAAACAAGATGTAGAATTAGAGACTTCTGAAAAACGTGGACAAGCTCTAATGGAAAACCGTGCAGTTACAGTTGGAAGTGGTAATGTAGTTTTACCTAAGCATAGTGCAACAGATATTCGTCCGACTTTCAATGAAGTGTCTACACTGATTGATCGTGTTTCTTCTAAAACTTTAAAAGGTGGAGAGAGTTACCAACAGCCTTACATTAAAAGTTATGGAGAAGGTGATTACACAACTGAAGGTAATGACTACAATACATCAGAAACAACGTTTGGATATGCAGATATCACAAAAGCAAAAGTTACAGCTTATTCAGAGGACACAGAAGAGCTTCAGAAATTACCAGCAGCTGATTACGATGCTGAAGTAATGAAGGGGATCACAGTAGCTACTCGTAAAAAGTTAACTCGTGAAATTTTAATTGGTACAGGTGCAACGAATCGACTTGCTGGTATTTTCTCGGCAGCAGCTACGGCAATTGATTCAGCAACAGATTTAGAAATTTCAGCAATTGATGCATCTACATTGGATGAAATTATTTATAGCTATGGTGGAGATGAAGACGTAGAAGATGCAGCAGTATTGATTTTAAATAAACTAGACTTAAAAGCATTTGCTAAGCTTCGTACATCTGATGGTAAAAAAGTATATAACGTAGTATCACAAGGTAATTCAGGAACAATTGATGGGGTACCATTCATTATTAATAGTGCTTGTAAGGCTGTTTCTGATGCTAAAACGACAGCAGGACAATACAACATGGCATATGGTCCTTTATCAAACTATCAACTTACTATTTTCTCAGATATGGATGTTCAACGATCTACAGACTTTAAATTCAAGCAAGGTATGATTGCTCATAGAGGTTCTGTTTTTGCAGGTGGTAACGTAATTTCTAAAAATGGATTCTTACGAGTGAAGAAAGCGGCTACTGTATAATAGTCGCTTTTCTTTATGGTATAAGGAGGTTTAACTGTGAGTGGGAAACCGTTGAATAAATATGTTGTAAAAAGAGCTTTTCGAGATAAATTCACTTTCATTCATTATAGTGTTGCGGATTCATATGAATCAAATGATGCAGAACGTGTAATGTATCTACAAGATGAAGGTTTCTTGAATAAGGAACTCATTATAGATAAACGAGAAGATTTAAAAGGACCGGTTCATGTTGGAGGAGGGTATTACGAACTTCCAAATGGTGAAAAGATTAAGGGCAAAGATGCCGCTCTGGAAGCTTTAAAACAGCTAGAGCAAGTTGGTGAATGAACATGATGCTTGATGTTGTGAAGAAGGCGGTACGTGTCTCACATAATGCTCTTGATGATGAACTTGAAGATTTAATTGAAGCATCTCGATATGATTTGAAGTTATCTGGTGTTTCTCATCTTAAGGCAAATGATGATAATGATCCTCTAATTAAAAGAGCAGTTATTACGTATGTAAAAGCTAATTTTATTTCAGACGCAAAAGAGGCAGAACGTTTTTTAGCATCTTATAACATGCTTAAGAATCATCTAACTTTAGCGGGTGACTATAAATGAATGATATTTTACTATTCCCAGTAATAACAATTACTAAAGATGAACTAGGACAAGTTGAGGAAGATGGAGTATTTAGTAGACAGGTATTTTGCAAGAAAAAATCAGTTCCTCAATCAGAATTCTTTCAAGCTGGACAAAGTAATATCAAGGCTAGTCATATATTGATTGTTCATGTCTGGGATTATCAGGATGAACGAAAAGTGAAGTATCGAGATAAAGAATATAGCATTTACCGCACGTATGAAAGAGACGATGAAAAAATCGAACTTTATTGTGAGGTGAAAGCGGGTGTCTAATATTGATACTCTTGCAAGTGATATTGCTAGGGAATTGCAAAGATACGCTAACCTAGTAGAAGAAGATATAGAAGATGCTAAAGAAGAGGTTGCGACTAATCTTGTGAATGAATTGAAACAAAAAAGTCCTAAGAAAACAGGGAAGTATGGTAAAGGCTGGCGGAAAAAGAAGGATGGCAGTGCAATCATTGTTTATAATGCATTGAAACCACAACTTACACATTTATTGGAAAAGGGACATGCTAAAGCAAATGGTGGCCGTGTAGCAGCTAAGGTTCACATTGCCCCAGCAGAAGAAAAAGCAATAAATGAACTGATTGAACGTGTCGAAAGGGCGATTCAACAATGACATTAGGTGAATTAAAGAAAATCCTTGATGCTACAGGTTATCCTGTGGCTTATTCACATTTCACAGCAACGCCAACCAATCCAGTTCCAGCGCCACCTTATATTTGTTTTCTTGTGGACGGATCAGCGAATTTAATGGCTGATAACAAGGTATATCACAAGATAAATAACTTAAGTATCGAGCTTTATACAAATAAAAAAGATTTAGTTGCTGAAGCTAATCTTGAAAAAATCCTAGATAATTATGAGATTCCTTATGAATCTTATGAGGTTTTTATTGAAACTGAAAACCTATTTCAAAAAAATTATGAAACGAGGTTGATATAAATGAGTGAGAACAAAGTAAGTTTTGGATTAAAAAATGTACATTATGCAACATATGAAACAAAAGATGGGATAGTTACATTTGGAACGCCAATTCCATTGCCTGGTGCGGTTGAATTAACAAATGAACCACGTGGTGATTTAATTGAATTCTATGCCGATGACATGCTTTATTACTCGGCAGATAATAACCAAGGTTATGAAGGAACGTTAAATATTGCACTCCTTCCGGAGCAATTTGCAATTGATGCATTAGGTGAACAATTAGATGAGACAGATGGTGTATTAAATGAGTTAGCTGATGCAAAAGGGAAACCATTCGCACTGTTATTTGAGTTTGATGGTGATGTGAAAGCAACTCGTCATGTTATGTATAACTGTTCAGCGAGTCGCCCTAATATTTCATCAAAATCAAAAACAAATTCAGCTGAACCGAATACAAACGAGCTTAAATTCGTCGCAAGCCCAATTATTCTAGCAACTGGTGGTAGACCGATGGTTAAGACAAAGACAACTTCTAAAACTACACCGGCAATCCATGATAATTGGTATAAAAAGGTTTATGTGAAAACACCAACAGCACCAAAAGGAGCGTAATTAGATGGAAAAAACAATTGTAATAGATGGTAAGCAAGTTCGACTAAAAAGTACAGCAGCAACTGTTAAGCGTTACAAAGCGCAATTTAGACGTGATTTGTTTGCTGATATGATGGCTTTAGGAGCTATTGGTACATTTACACCACAAGACGGTTCTCAGCCTTCTATTGACCTCTCAAATGTAGATTTAAAGAAAATAGATTTTGAAGTTATTTATGATTTAGTTTGGTTATATGCTAAAACCGCTGATCCGAATCTTCCGGATCCAATTACATGGTTAGACGGATTTGAAGAGTTTCCTATTTATGAAATCATTCCAGAGATTAACGATATGATTCAAAGTACAATGGGAGCAAAAAAAAACTAAAGAAAAGTAATGAAGAGCAAGGGACTTTCAGTGATGAAGAATTCACCACTGATTTGTTCCTTGCTCTTTGTTATAAAGCTAAATTAACGAGCTGGGATTTAGAAGTAATGACAATCGGTGATTGCTTTGATTATATTGCTGAATTTGCAGAAATGGAGAATCCAGACAAAGAGAAAACCCGTAAAGCAAATCAAAAAGACTTCGATTCATTCTAAGAAAGGGGTGAGATGATGGCAGGAGGAAGAATTAAAGGAATTAGTATTTCAATTGATGGTGAAACCACGGGACTTCAAAATGCGTTAAAAGATGTTAATAAGCGTAGTAATGATTTAACCAAAGAACTTAAAGATGTTGAGCGATTATTAAAATTTGATCCAGGTAATATTGAAGCTTTAGCCCAAAAGCAACAGTTACTGACTCAGCAAATTGAAAACACAACACAAAAGTTAGATAAATTAAAGGCAGCGGAGCAACAAGTCCAAGCACAATTTCAAAACGGAAAAATTTCCGAAGAACAATACCGTGCATTCAGGCGTGAAATTGAATTTACAGAAGGATCGCTTAATGGCCTGAAGAATAAGCTTGGAAACATGAAGGCTGAGCAAGATAGTGTAGCGAGTTCAACAAGACAATTAGAAACATTGTTTAGTGCTACTGGGAAAAGTGTTGATGATTTTGCGGGAGCATTAGGAAATCGTCTTGTGAATGCAATTCGAAGTGGAACGGCTACTAGTAAGCAGTTAGATCAAGCAATCGGAATTATCGGACGAGAAGCATTAGGAACAGAAGCTGATATTGAAAAGTTACAACGTGCGCTTCGATCCGTAGATGCTGGTAATTCGATTCAACAAGTACGAAACGAACTAAGAGACTTACAACAGGAAGCTGGCAAAACAGAGAAAAAGTTTGAAGGATTAAAAATAGGATTAGAAAATGTTATAGGTGGATTGGCAGCTGGTGGCGGTATTGCAACCGCTATTGAAAAAGCAATGGATATGTCAAGTCTACAAACAAAAATTGATATCACATTTGATGTTCCAGAGTCTTCGAAAAAATCAGTGGAAGAAGCTATTAGGGGTGTTAGTACTTATGGTATTGACGCTGAAGAAGCATTAGAAGGTGTTCGCAGACAATGGGCATTAAATAAGGATGCTTCTGATGAAACAAACGCCGCTGTGGTTAAAGGGGCAGCGACTATTGCAGCATCTTACGCTGGAATTGATTTTAATGAACTTATACAAGAAACCAATGAGATTGGTGCAACGTTAGGTATTACTAACGAGGAAGCATTGGGATTAGTTAATACATTATTAAAAACAGGATTTCCACCAGAACAATTGGATATTATCGCTGAATATGGGGATCAGATGGTTCAAGCTGGATTTTCAGCGAAAGAAGTCCAAGGAATTCTGTCTGCAGGAGTCGACACTAAAAGTTGGAATATCGATAACCTTTTGGATGAAAAATTGTCCCTCTGAGTGGTGACATTCATAGAAAACTCCTTTAATTCAGTGGAACTCTCAAATGAGACAATACTGAGCGAAGCCTTTAACAAAGGAACGTGCAACGACTAGCTGAAAAGCGTAGGGTGTAAGTTAATGACATCCGAAATGGGGAGCATCTTATATAAAAGATGATGATATAGTCTGGTCTGTATAGTGATATACAGAAGTTCATAAGAGAACTGGCAGGATGTTGCGAGTCCTGTTGAACATATCGGGTGTTAAAGAAGGACGTATCAAAATGGCTGAGTTTGGGGCTGGTGTAGATAAGTCTATGCAAGAGGTTTTAGATAAAACAAAGATTTCGGCAGATCAGTTTGCAAAATGGGGTCAGGCAATTGCTGGTGGCGGTGAAAATGGACAAAAAGCTATGCTTGAAGCAACCAAGGCCTTAGCTGGTGTTGAAAATGCAACAGACAGAAATGCACTTGGCACGAAGATGTTCGGTACCCTTTGGGAAGACCAAGGGAAGAAAATCATAGACACCATCTTAAAAGCAGAAGGTAAACAAGTTGATTTAAAAAAAGGAGTAGAGGATTTACATGGTGCTACTTCTAAAATAGATGCAAGTCCAGCAGTGAAATTCCAAAAAGCAATGCAAGATTTACAAATGGCTCTCCAACCGGTACTTGGAGTAATAGCTGATGTTGTTGCTAAAATAGCTGATTGGATTTCTAATAATCCTAAATTGGCAGCTACATTGGCAGCCATTGCAGTAGCGATAGGAGTAATAGCAGGAGCATTTATGGCTTTAGCACCAATAGTTGTTGTCATATCGGGTGTAGGGGCTGCAATGATGGGGTGGGTAGCGTTAATTGCTATAGTTGTAGCCGCAGTTGTTGCTTTAGGTATTGCAATTTATCAAAATTGGGATTCCATAAAACAATGGACCATTGATGCCTGGAATGCAATTGGAGAATTCTTAGTAGGAATATGGGATGGGATTGTGCAATGGGCAAGTGAAGCGTGGAATAGCATTAGTGAATCTACATCAGCAATTTGGAACTCAATTAAGGAATTTTTAATAGGTATATGGAATGGCATTGTAGAGTTTGTTGTAACCTGGGGAACCGCTATTCTAGAAGCGTACGTTGGTATTTGGACATCCATTTTTAATTTCTGTATGGAAATCTGGAATGGGATAGTTGAGTATTTAACTTCAGTTTTGCAGGGGATAGCGACGTTCTTTACAGAAATATGGACTTCTATTTCTACATTCTTTCAAGAGATTTGGAATGGATTAGTAGCTTTTATAACTCCTGTTTTACAAGGGATTGCTGATTTCTTCTCTATGATTTGGAATGGTATTTCTACAGTGATCCAAGCTGTATGGAATTTCATTACTCAATACTTACAAGCGATTTGGACGGCTATTTTATACTTTGCTACTCCACTTTTTGAAAGTATTAAGAATTTCATTTCTGAATGTTGGAATAAAATTAGTTCTACTACAAGCCTAGTATGGGAAACGATTAAGAATTTCTTAGTTTCTTGTTGGAATGGACTTGTGTCATTTGTAACGCCAATCTTTGAAAAAATCAAATCCTGGATTGTTAGTGTGTGGGATACAATCAGTTCAGCGACGATGGCTGTGTGGAATGCAGTTAAGAATTTCTTGCAAGCATGCTGGAATGGATTAGTATCTATTGTAACCCCAATTTTTGATGCAATAAAAAACTGGATTGTGAATGTCTGGAATACTATTAGTTCCACTACGAGTGCTGTATGGAACACGATTAAAAGCTATCTTTCTAGCTTATGGAATTCGATTGTTTCCACAGCAAGCTCAATTTTTAATAGCATTAAATCAGCTATTTCAACTGTTTGGAATATGATTAGTAGTGCAAGTAGTAGTGTATGGAATGGTATTAAGTCTACACTTTCAAGTATCTGGAATGGCATTAAATCCACAGCATCTTCAGTGTGGAATGGTTTAAAAGATGCCATTATGACTCCTGTTCGTTGGGTAACAAGTGCTGTTAGTGGGGCATTTAATGGAATGAAGTCAGCAGTATTAGGCGTGTGGGATGGAATTAAGAGTGGTATTCGTACAGCTATCAACGGAATCATACGTATTATTAATAAGTTCATAGATGGCTTTAATACACCAGCAGAATTATTAAATGAAATTCCAGGAGTTAGTGCACCAACTATTCCGCATGTACCGATGCTTGCTAAAGGTGGAAAGCCTGTAGGTGATGGTTCATTTATCACAGGAGAAGCCGGACCAGAGTTATTTACGAAGAAGGGTAATTCAATTACAGTTACACCTTTATCATCGAAAGAAAAATCACTCGGTATTACTGGGACTATGAATCAATTAATGGGTGATATGAGTCGGATGATGGCTAGTTCTATGAGTCAATTAGCAGGATTAAAGACTGTCATGAGTGGTGTATATGGGAACATGTCAAATAGTAGACAAGCTATGACAAATACTGTTGCAAATCAAGTGTTTAATTACTCGTCTGGATCATCTGGTGATGGGGCAATTCCAACGCTTGGTGGTGATTTGGTTGTTGAAGTTCCTGTTATTTTAGATGGTCGTGATCTAGCGCGCGGAACTTATCGATATACAAAAGAATATCAAGAAAGAGAAGAGCAAAGAAACTCAGCCTTTTAGGTCTGTGTTTCTTTTATTTTGTAGAGAAATGGGGTGTCAAAATGAGCTCTTTTACATTTAACAACGAGCGTAAAGAATTTGTTCAAATTGCAAAAGGTTTGAAAAGACCTACTTGGGCACCATTGAAAAGGAATTTATTAAGTATTCCGGGATATCCTGGTGCAAGACTATTAAACACACAAACTGAAATTCGGGTTCTTTCTATTCCTGTAGGAATTATAGTTCCTGATGGATCTGATTTAGAAACGCTGAAAGAAGAAATTGCAGGGTGGTTAATAACAGAGCAACCAGCAGAACTTATTTTTGATATAGAACCAAATAGAACATATTTAGCAATTATAGATGATAGCTTTGATCCAGATGAATTTGTAGCCCTTGGTACAGGGACACTTAAATTTATTTGTCCAATGCCTTATAAGTTGGGAGTTGTACAAGAGAAAATACTAGCTATTGAGAAGGGAGACCTAAAAGCTTCATTACGTAACAATGGCTCTGTAGAGTCTAATCCCGTTATTGATATAACTGTGGGAGCGCAGAGCCCTTTTCTTGATGTATGGAATGGTGACGAATACTTTAGGCTAGGTTATCCCACAGGTGTTAAAACTCGTGTTGTGAAACAAAATGAGCGCCTCATATGGGATGAAATGAAGAGTTTAACTACTTGGAATGCTGTAACTGGTCAAATAGGAATTTACAAAAGTTCAGGGGCTATGAAGGTTTGGCAAGGATACGCTTTTACACCTGACTCATATGGAACGGGAACGGATACTGAGTGGCATGGTCCTTTTATGAAGAGAACTATTCCTAATACAGGTGGCGTTATCCAAGATTTTAGACTTGATGTGCAAATGACTTTTCAGTCTGAACACTGGAACAGAATGGGGAAAACTGTGGTTATGCTTTTAGATGCTAACGACAATGTGATAGTTGAACTAGCAATGGCTGATGAGTATATGAGTCATGAAATGACAACAGCACAAGCAATTATTGATTCAGGAGGTTCTAGAAAATGGATTTCTGACGAGATGGGAATGTACTCTGATACATTTAACGACTTTAGAGGACATGTTGCAGTAGCTCGCAGGGGCAAAGAATGGAGTTTCTATTTTGCTAAATATCGAAAGAATACTGAGATAGATGATGCTAGTTTTGTCCGTACATGGAGAGATGAGTCTGACAGTAATCCTATGACAGCTAGGCCAGTAGCAAAGATAGCTGTAGGATGTATTGTTTATGGTTCTAATCCACCAGCTGATATTGCATTTATTGAAGATGTTAAGTTTTGGAAGATAAACACTTTAACCATAGATGAGACTCCTTATATTTTTGATATAGGAGACAAAATACAAATAGATTCAGAAAGATCATTAGTAACAATTAACGGGAAAAATGTGATTGGATTGAAAGACATATTCAGTTCATTTCCTATTGTAAAAAGAGGACCGAATGAAATTATAGTACGTCCAGCAAATATAGGAATAGCAAAATTAAGTTATAGGGAGCGATTTAGATGAGAACACCAAGTGGGATCTTACATATCGTTGATTTTAAAACTAGTCAAATCGTTTCAGCTATACAACCAAAAGATTATTGGGATGATAAACGCCATTGGGAAATCAAAAATAATATAGATACATTAGAGTTTAGGGTGTTTGATAATACAGAACATGCAGCAACACTTTTACAACAAAATTTAGTATTAAAAGAAGTACGGGATGGGCGGATTGTTCCATATGTAATTACTGAAGCGGAGAAAGATTCTAAAGATAGATCAGTGGTTGCTTATGCATCTGGTGAATGGATTCAGCTTGCTAAAGCAGGGATTATTAATCCACAAAAAATTGAAGGTAAAACGTTGAATGAATGTATGGGAATAGCTCTTGCAGGTACCAAGTGGAAAATAGGTAAAACGGAGCATAATGGATCGCATTCTATGATTATTGATGAATTTACTGATCCACTGACCTTTCTCAAACAGATTGCTTCTTCATTTGAATTAGAAATTCAATATCGCGCTGAAGTTGTAGGATCTCAAATCGTTGGTCGTTATGTAGATATGGTTACGAAGCGAGGAAGAGATACAGGGAAAGAAGTAACTCTTGGTAAAGATTTAATGGGAATTAAGCGTATTGAGAACTCCCAAAACATTTGTACAGCCTTATTAGGTTTTGTTAAAAAAGAAGGCGGAGAATTTATTACTATTGCAGAAATAAATAACGGCATATCTTATATTGTGGATGACGGTGCTTTTCAACGCTGGAATGAAAAGGGGCAACATAAATTCGGCTTCTACAGCCCAGAGACAGAAAATCAAGATATGACTCCGCAACGACTTAAAACTCTTATGAAAACAGAAATAGAAAAACGTATAAATACTTCTGTTTCTTACGAAGTTCAAGCTCAAAGTATAGGGCAAGTATTTGGATTAGTGCATGAATTAATCAATGAAGGCGATACAATCCGAATCATAGATAGAGGTTTCACACCTAAGTTGTACCTTGAAGCACGTGCTATCGCTGGTGATGAATCTTTTAAAGACCCTACACAAGATAAATATGTGTTTGGTGATTATCGTGAAATTGTTGATTCGAATGAAGAGTTACGCAGAATGTACCAAAAAATTTTAGCATCATTACAAGATAAAGTACCTCAAGGGTGGTTCGATACTTTAAAGGAAAAAGTAAAAGATCAAGGTCTAGACATTCAAGATGCTATCAACAAGTCAAAACAAGCTCAACAGGAAAGTAAAACAGCTAAAGACTTAGCAGAAGCAACTCAAGATTACATGGAGAAAAATCTTGTAGATATTATAGAAAATGTTAAACCACCTACTACTGATCTTAAAGCAAATAAAACACTCTGGCGTGATATTAGTAATGGTAAGCCTGGTATCTTAAAAATATGGACAGGTACAGCGTGGGAAACGGTTGTTCCAGATACAGCTCCATTACAACAAAGTATTAAAGATGTTAAGAAAGATATTGAAACAGCTAAAACAGAATTAAATCAAAAGGTTCAAAGTGTAGAAAGTAAAACGAAAGAAATAGCTGGACAAATAGTTGATGTTCAAAAACAGGTTAATGACAAAGTTGATCAAACGTGGATTAATAATCAATTAAAGGATAAAGCTGATAAATCCGGTGTTTATACGAAAGATGAAATTAAAGATGGTTTCATAGGGAAACAAATTTATGAAACTGATAAACAAGGGAACGTACAGAAATTCAAGGATATTAATACATCTATTGGTCAAACGAATGAAGCTCTTACACAGAAAGCTGAGAAGTCAGAGTTAACGAAAACAAACGACGGTTTAACTAAACTGCAAAACAAAACAAATGAAATTGAAACAACAGCAAATGGCACTAAACAAAAGTTAAGCGAACTAGAAACCACTGTTAATAACACAAATGTCGGTGGAAGAAACTATGTCCTTGATTCTGATAAATTTATATCACCACCTAATACTGTACAAAATTTCAGGTTTGTAAATGATTTAAAAGACTTACAAGGCAAACAGGTTATATTGAGTGTTCATGTTGAAATTAAAAATGCAAAAACTGGTGTTAATCCATCTAATAGAATTGGTTTTGAACCTTCTATACGATATTCCGATAATTCAGTTCAACATCTAGGTGTTTGGTTAGGAATAACAGATGGTATGAATTTTAAGGGTTTTATAAGCACAACTGTGTGGATTAAAGATATAGGGATATTAAAAACAGAACAGAATGCAGTGTATATTCAATGTGGTGGAGACTATGTAAAAGTAGGTAGACCGAAAATAGAAATTGGAAACAAAGTGACAGACTGGACACCAGCGCCAGAAGATCAAGTAACAACAACTGATTTTACTAAAAAGACTGTAGAAATTGAGACTACTATTAAAGGAATTAATACTTCTGTATCAAATGTACAAAACGAACAGGGAAAGCTTACAGAACGAGTTACTAAATCAGAACAAACCGCAGATGGGTTTAAACAATCAATTGAATCGTTAACAAAAAAGGATAGTGAAATTAGTAATAAATTAAATACGGTTGAATCAAATGTGGATGGTAATACAAAGTTAATTACGTCAGTAGAGAAAAAGGTTGAAGGCATTGATAGCGACGTTACGAACCTGATGGTTGGGACAAAGGAATTGGTGACACCTGTTTACTTTAAAGGCGGAACAGTTAAGTTATCACAAGACAAATTCAACGGGAATGCTGTTGTTGATGTCACTGGTGCATGGCATGGGCTTTCATATCACATTGTAAATCTAGTTAAACCGAATAAGATTAAAATTGGGGACAAAGTCACTTATTCTGTTTGGGCAAGGTTGAAAGACGCACCTGATGGAGTTCAAGCGAAACATAGTATTTATGATGGTTTAGGCTTTGGTCCTGAACTACCTAACGTTGATAATCAATGGAAGCAATTTTCTGGTACGTTCACTGTTGAAAAGAAGCATATGGATGCAACAGATCAATTAATTCGTGTCGAACCGTGGGAATGGTCGGGTGGAGATAGAAAATACATTTACCAACAATCTTCTCCTATGATTTCCGTTACGACTAAGGCGTATCCATGGCGACCAGCACCTGAGGATATTGGAGACGGTAATGTTTTAACTAAAGTGACAACTGAAATTAAAGAGCAAGCAGGGAAAATCAGTGAGAAGCTAACGAGTGTAGAAACAAAGGTTAATAACGATAAGGCTGGAGGGCGTAACCTTTTATTAGATTCAAATGTTAAATACGAAAAAACAGAGTATTTAATTAATCAATATTCTCTAACTGAAAATTTCTCTACAGGTGAGGAATATACCTTTGTAATTAAAGGAAGTGTCCTACAAGGTCAAAAATTTGGAATTTGGCAGAATGGCGGGTCTAGCAATGTTGGATATGCAACAAGTGTTTACGCTAATGGAATAACTTATGTAACGTTCAAAGCTGTTGCGGCTACAAGTGGAAATGAACGAAGGTTAAGTTTATATAACTATCCAAGTAATACTACAAAAGCTGTTGTAGAATGGGTTGCTCTGTATAAAGGGAATAAACCGCAGGATTGGACACCAGCTCCAGAAAATCAAGTAGCAACTGATGAATTCACAAAGAAAACAACCGATATTGAAAAAAGTGTAGATGGCGTTAAAACTATTATTACAGCTATCGAGGGTAAGGGCATAGTGGGGACTAATTTAGTTTACAACTCAAGCTTTCTACAAAGAGATACAGGATTACCTGTAGGTTGGGCATTTACTCATCCTGATGTGACGAGCTTCCAAATGCCATGGGCTGACGATAAGCGTGCAGGAGTAATTCGCTTTAATCGTACTAACTTAGCGGAAACAGCCCCTAATAGCATTGTAAATGGTTTTTCTACGAAATTTTCTGTAACATTAAACCAAGATTACACGTTCAGTGCTTACATGAAAGTTCCTAACGTAGCTACTTTTAAGTTTAAATATGCTTACATCATAGAGTTTTTCAATGAAGCAGGCGTGAGAGTACAATACCAAGACGTACAACTTACAGCAGACGAATTAGCAGATATCACAACAGGCAAGTGGACTCGTATAGTCAGAACTATAAAGCCAAAGGCAGCAGATATCGTCTCAGGTGGATTCCGTTTAGCTTTATTTCATAATGGGGACATATACTATAGAATGCCTCAGGTGGAATTGGGAGACCGTGTTACAGGGTGGAACTTATCTACTGATGACTTCTCTACTCAGCGTGGACTTAATGATCTGACAGTTAAAACCAACGCTATTAAGCAAACCGTGGATAGCAATCAAGCTACAATTACTTCTCTTAGTACAACGCAAGGTAATCACACTACGCAAATTCAAAAGAATACGAGTGAGATTATCCAGTTGAACAATCAAATCAGCTCTAAAGTTTCCGATACTCAAATGCAAGATTATGTGGGTGGTCTGGGTAGTACAAACTTATACATGAACTCCGCTTTTGAAGATAGGATAATTACCCCTAGCTCTGGTATTGTTACTTCTAGAACCCCGAGCCTTAGCAAATGGAAAGTAGTAGCTACTGTATCGGGAGTAGCTGTTACACCTACAACAGCAAGGCAACATGACGGATATAATTCGGCTCAGATTCAAGCGACGGGGCTGACTGTAAATGCTTGGACAGGTATTAGTCAATTATTCCCCGTTACATCTAGCTCAGGAAAACTAGTATTATCTGCATGGGTTTTTACATATAACAAGGATGGTTTAGATCAAGGTGGAGCTTTAGAGATTAAGTTCCTAAATGGTTCAACTACAGTTACAACTAGTAGTGTAGACCTAAAAGATAAGTTGAATAACGGTGCATGGACACTCGTTTCTGTTACTGCTGAGGTTCCTTCAAAAGCTGTTACTCACGTAGAGGCTTATATATGGATACGTAGAAACGGACTTATCTGGGTGTCTCAACCACAATTTCAACAAGGTGCTACACCTTCGGCATTTATGGAAAACCCGAAAGACTATGCTAACTATGACCAACTTGTAGGTGAGATTGCTAAGAAAGTAGCTACCACAGACTTTAACTCTAAGGTATCCACCCTTGAGACAAGCATAAATCAGCAGTCTAAAAGTATTGAGTTAAAGGCAGAAAAAACGGATGTTTACACGAAGAAAGAAGCTAACGGTCAATTTGGAAGTAAGTCTATTGTAGATTCCCACACAAGTTCTATTGCTTTAATGGCAGGAGAGATTACTCAAAGAGTTAAAAACAATGAGGTCGCTTCCACAATCAACCAAACAGCTCAATCTGTATTGATCCAGGCCAGTAAGATTAACCTGGACGGAGCTGTAACCGCCAAGTCTATAGAATCTGGTAGACTAGCAGGTGTAACTATCTCAACTAGTACAAACTCTACAGGCTATTTTGTTGACATGAATCAGCAAAATATTTCTCTTAAATCCAATGTAGGTAACACGGGACCAATCACACGGGGATATTTAGGTTTCATGCCTAATTTACCAGATAATACAGTCCGTACAGCTCTAGTGCTTGGAAACAACTACGACAACACTAACAGATTAGAGGTTAATGGTTCCTTATTCCTGGAGCAACAAACACCAAAATGGAATAACTACGATTTATCAAATTGTCGTATCGGTATGGCTAGAAGCCGTAACTCAGACGGATCTATAAACATGAAATCGTCTATAAAAATGGGATACATGGGTAGCATTGAAATGCGCTCAGAAGATAGCGACATTGACCTAGATGCTAAAGGTCATATCCGTATGAACACTACTAGGGGTGGTAAATCTCTTAATGATATTAAAATTATCTCTGGCACTAGCATGTCTTTAGATGCTTACAATGGTAGTTGGTTCCTAAATAGTTCTAGCAGTACAGGCGCTGACGATTGGAGGATAAGAACGTTACACATTAACGATAAACGTTCTGGGGGTAACACTCAGGCTGATGTAGACTTTAGAATGGGACACCTGGTTACTTTACGTATTCCACAACACCCTGATTACACCAAGTATGGTATGGAGGTTAAGAACGGTACTGGAACTAGCTTAAGTAACATTCACGTAGATAAGGTGTACTTGACACAAAATATGTGGGAATCTACTAGACAGGTAAAGACAGCTATTAAAGAAATTAAAGTAGATGCTTTAGAGACGTTAATGCAACTACAGCCTAAGCAGTACTATCGTAAGTCTGAAATGCAAAAACTCTATGAAAAACGTGAAAAGATTGTAGCAGGCGAATACCAAGAGCCAATGCCTACAATTAAAGACGTTCCTTTAGAGTATGGATTCATTGCAGAGGAAATGCCAGAATGCTTAGCAACTGAAGACAGAAAAACTGTTTCTACGTATCCTTTAATGACTATCGGTATTGCAGGCACTCAGGAAGTTTACAAGAAACATTTGGCTTTAGAGGAAATTGTGAAAGAACAAGCCAATCAGTTAGCAATACAAGAGGACAGAATTGCACGTCTAGAAGAATTGCTACTTCAACAATTAATTGATAAGAAACCAGAGCAGCCATAAGCTGGTCTTTTTTTATTGTATAGAAGGGGAGATAACAAAATGACAAATCAAATCCAAAGTACAAGTCCAGAGGAAAATCAATTACAAAGCCAAATTATCAATCAAATCATGCCAATACTAGAGAAGTTAGTTATGCAATTAGTTCAAAATCCGGCTCCAAATGAAGACGTGGTGCCGGGGAACGATAATAAATTTATGGAAATTGATGACGTTGTGGATAACTTGGTGAATGCAGGGATTATTACAGCGAGTAATTTTAACGTTAATGTTGAGTTATTCAGAGGCAGTCCAATTACCGTTTCTATTATTAAAGCAGGAGATCCGGCAGCAGAGATTTCTACAGAAGTAGGTGCTGGAGATTCTATTAAGGAATATATAGAAGCATCAGATAATCACGGAGTAACTAAATAACTAGATTTAAAGCAAAGCGTACGAATAGTAGGCTTTTTTATTTTAAATAATTTATGAGGTTGGAAAGAGGTGACGGTATGGATGGTTTGCAAGAGGTGAGAAGTGATGTTCAAGAAATAAAGCAAGATATTAAGGACATTCGCTTAGAGATTAAAAGTTTAGAAATGCGGACAACAGGTAACGAGAAAGACATTATTAATATCAATAAGCAATTAGATAAGATTAGCGCTAATACAACTTGGATCTTACGCCTTATTGTTGGTGGGCTTATTGGGGCGGCTCTGACCTTCTTCTTGAAAGGAGGTGGTATGTAATGTTTGAAATTACGGTAATGATTGGAATTGTGGTTGGTCTTTCACAGGTTGCAAAAACAATTGGATTACAAACAAAATATGTTCCGTTATTAAATTTAACGCTTGGCATTACGCTAGGCGTTTTATTTTTGTCCCAAGATATCAAAACGAATATATTTCAAGGAATCATTATTGGACTGTCAGCAAGTGGATTATTTGACCACACAAAAATTATAAAAAAGGATGCCGATGTAAAATGAAAAAGAAGTGGAAACATATTTCATCTATAGTTGTTGCTATGATTTTAGTATTATCAATTGGAACAAATGTATTTGCCGATAGAATTTTAATTATTCCTGATTTACCAAAACAACCATACCGTAATGGTGTCGGTGCTTATGAAGGTGTTGTAGCTCATTCTACAGCTACTCCAGAAGCTCCAGCTATTAATATTCAAAAATATGAGTCTCGTACATGGCGTTCAGCGTTTGTTCACTACGCAGTTGATTGGGATGAAAAGATTCAAATTGCCTCTACTAAATATCGTGCATGGGGTGCAGGCCCAGCAGCGAATGCTAGATTTGTTCACATTGAATTGTGTGAGACAAGTGATCCAATAAAATTTAAACGTTCTTACGAACGATATGTAGAGTTGATTGGGGAAATCTTACGGGAACGAAATATTCATCCTTCTAAAGGATTATGGACACATAAGGATATTACTTATAAATTAGGTGGTACAGACCATGAAGACCCACTTGATTATCTTCGTAGTCATGGTGTATCAGAGGCTAAATTCCGAGCAGACGTGTTAAAGGCTTATAACGGGAACTCTGTTACAGTGGATGCAAAACCACAGAAACCAAATGAAATACCTGGCACAGTAAAGGTGAATGGTATTGCGTATATCGAGGGATACAAAGTAAATCTTCGTTCTGGACCATCAACAGATAATAGTGTTATTCGTAAACTACAAAAAGAAGAGGCTTATAAAGTATGGGGGAAATTAGGGAACTGGTTAAATCTTGGTGGTAACCAATGGATTTATTATGATTCCTCATACATCCGTTACAATGGGACAGAAACTTCTACTATAGCTGGTAAAAGGGTTATTTCTAAAGTGGACAATTTACGTTTCTATGAATCTCCATCTTGGCAGGATAAAGATGTCGTAGGTACCGTTGATGCAGGATTAGGATTTACAATTATTGATAAAGTATCAGTGGATGGTTCACCGCAATATAAAGTGAAAAACTCAAAAAGCAGTGTCTTCTATATTACAGCTAGTTCAACATATGTAGAAGTATCATAGAATCAAAAAGCCGATTCCAATTAAGGATTCGGCTTTTTTTATTGTTAAGATATTTAAAATTTACTTTTAGATAATGCCTTTAATATTGGATTTATGATTTTACTTAATAAACGAAACCCTCTAAATATAGATTGAACAACCTTCAAACTATCTCCCTCCCTTAAATTAAGCTAATTATACCAAATTCTATTAATGCAAATTGAAATAATGTAGACGTATTAAAAAAATAGGTAATAAAAAAGTCCTTCTCAAATGAGAGGAACATGAGATTTTGTAGGATAAAATTAGATTTGTAGGAAAAATATTCTTAAATATAGTTGACTTAAGTCAACTTAAAGTGTATAATAAGAGTATAAAGAACAGGAGGTGAACAAAGTGGATTGGTTAATAATCTTAGGAACGCTAACAGCAATCGCAACATTCTTTTCCCAAGTATCAACAATTGTTAAAAACAGCGTAGATACATACTACAAAATCAAAGAGGAAAAAGAAAAGAGTCGCTCCCGCCAAGAAGTCGACTCCGAATAGCACCACAGGGGAGAGTAATCTCCCTTGTAACTAAGATTATAACACATTCCATATAATATGATGAAAAAGTTTATTTGGACGAATATTCCCGTAGTTTTGATTTTAGGATTTATCTTAGCAATACTGGATTATGACAATTTAAACACATGGGGCTATGTCTTAATAGTATTTAGCATAATATCGTTTGTATTAATGATAGTAAATATAATTACTCTCTATATAAAGGAGAAGAAAAATGTATAACTTTGAAACTAAGGGAGAACTAATAAAATTTGTAAATGATGAAATTGTGAATACTTCAGAGGCATTGGAGATTTTAGAATGCTCGAGGCAGAATTTAAATAAGTTGGTGAAGTCGGGGACATTAGTGCCGATTAAAGAGATGATTCGAGATAGATTATTTTTTAAAGAGGATATTTTAAGAAGAAAAGAGCAGATGAGGAGGTAATTAAATCTTTAACATAGAGTAACTTTATAATAAGAAAATTTTAAATAAAATAGATTACTGATTATCCTTATATTATAATTGTTTTTGTTAAATTAATCTAAAAGTGATTATAAGATGGGGTGAAGAGAATGGAAAACGAAAAAGCGAAAGTCATTTCATTTATTAATATGAAGGGTGGCGTGGCAAAAACAACTTTAACAATTAATGTGGGAGAGGAATTGGCGAATAAAGGATATAAAGTGCTCGTAATGGATATGGATCCTCAATTTAATGCCACCCAAAGCCTACTCCTACATAAAATTAGAACGAGGGCAGAAGAACAAACAGAAGAACAAACAGAAGAACAAACAGAAGAACAAACAGAAG